GCAGTAAATCTCATATATTCAATGGCATTTTTAATCTGATAAGTTCTATTTAATATTGTTTTTAAAATTCCATCCAAATAACTTATCATTATCTGATAGTATTCAATTTTTGATATTACTTTAATTAAATCAGAATCGGCATCCATATACTTATCTAGGTCTGGTTTTAAAACCTTATGGTCAAATGGATTGGTTTTATATACTTCTGGTTCTGCTTTTCCTGAATAATATAACCATTTTTCTTTTTTTAAAATTTTATATTTATTCTCCTCCATTTTTTTAAGAAGAATAATGTTATTGTATATTTTATAATATTTTGAATGTAAAGATGGAATTTTAAGTGATTCTTGATGTAGATTGTCTGGGTCTATCTTTGAATCTTCTTCCCATAATATTTGAATTTCATCAAGGTTCATAAGATTAATAAACAACTATGTCATATAATGTATATTTGAATGTGACATTTGCAGTCACAAAATTAATATCTTGTACTTTAGCATTGAAATCTAAAGTAGATAAAGAAACTGGAAACAATCCTCTGAAATTTACTTGTGCTATAGGATTGTAGTTACTATTATAGAGTATTAAACTGCCATCCGATTGTCCAAAGTTTGCATCTTGGATACCTGGATTTAATTCGTCTGAATTTAATAACTCTTGATATTCGGATACACTTTGAGGATATCCAAGACCTCTCATCCAATTGTGAACTTGTAAATAATTTTGTAAATTTTCATCTACAAAAAACTCAAAAGAAAAATCATCATAAGAAAGTTTATCACCAGGAATTGGAATATCTTTCAGATAGTTTGATTGAACTGCAACTCCTAAATTTATACCTGGTATTTGTGATGAATTAGAAAAAAAATCAACCTTAGGATATTCAGATAAAATAAATTTAAATCCTACAGGGGACAAGTAATTTCTATTACTAATTTGTTTTGACCAAGGACTCGGACTCATTTTTATTTTTATTTATAGACATAAAAAAAGAGGGTCTTTTGGACCCTCCAGTATTTGTGAACCGAAATCACATAAGGTTCTTAACTTGAACTCTTCTGTAGTAACGGTTTGAGTTGGTCTGAATACGACCAAGATTGGTCTCAGGAGCTGATGCAGACTTACCTTCAGCAAATGGATTAGCAACAAGACCATAACGAGTCTTGAATCCGATTTTTGGCTGGAAGGTGTTCTCACCAACTGCACGAACCATTTGAAGAGGAACGTATGGGCAGTAGAAGAGTCCTGCGTCATAAGGTGAAGAACCCTTATAACCAACAACGTAATACTGACCACCAGTTGCTCCAGTTGCTGGGTTACCAGCACCACCTGAATATGGGTCAATGTAAACTCTGTACTTACCGTTCAGAACACCAGCAAAAGTATTGCCAGTATCATCAACGTTCAGGTTAGCATTGAGTGCAGGTGTATAATCAAGAAGACCTGCCATTGAGAGTGCAGAAGCAACGTCAGAAGAGCACATAATAATGTTACCCTTTCCTCTACGAGTACGCTGTGCAATTGCGTTTGCGTCTCTTTCGATTTGGAAAATCAGACCCTTGAACTTTTCAACTGACCAACGACCATTGGAGTCAATGTCAAGGTCAAAAGTACCAGCATTAGCAACGTTGAACTGAGCACCAGATTCAGCAGTCTTATAGATGGTACGAATAACTTCACGGTTGATTTCAGCAAGAATCTCTGTTGAGAGAATGTTTGCTAATTCAGCCTCAGCATTCAGACCGTGAATTGCCTTCAGGTCTTGTGCAAGCTCAAGTGAATACTCGGCTTTCAGTGCTCTGGATTTTGCAGTAACGGTGACTTTCTCAATTGAGAATGCCATCTCATTGAATGAAGCACCGGAGTCGGAACCAAGAATCTCTGCATCAGCAGTGGACATACCACCACCAACGTTGTAATCTTGCTGAGAACCACCAGCACTAAGAAGACCAGGATTGCTACCAGATTGTGCAGCAGTAGTACCAAAACCTACGTTTGCTTCAACAGTAGGATTAACAGCATACTGAGATTGATTACCCTTTCTACCAGAGAACTGAGTATCAACTTCATCAAAGAATGCCTCGGCACCTGATTGGTTGGTGTAACGTGAACGCATTGCGAAGATAAGTCCTGTAGGACCATTCATTGGTTGAACACCTGCGAGGTCATATGCGACCAGGTTAGGCATTGAACGACGGATCAGGGAGATCAGAACAGGATCAAAACCTGCTACTGGACCACCTGCAACAGCACCACCAGAGAAACCAGCAGTGTTACTGGTTGAACCAGTTGTGCTAGTTGGTGCTCCGGTTTCGTAAAGAAATGATCTTTCTTCACGAAGGAATTTTTCTTGATTCTCCAGGAGAACCGCAGTTACCATTCTGCGATGTGAGTCTTTGATTGGGTCCAGACCTTGATAGTCAAGGAGTGGTGACCACTTCTCCTGCAGATGCTCCGCATTGAACATTTGCATTTTTTTTACCTCTTTAAAAAGTTTTAGTTTGATTGTTTATGATATAAAAATCACTTTTTAGAAACTCTTCCAAGTGCATCAAGATAATGGGCCATTGACCCTGAAACTTCTTGATGATACTCCATACCTTCTGTGATATAATCTGAGTTGTCTAGTTGAGCACCAGTATGTCTTGGGAAATATGATTCCCTTAGAGTTACCAGCTTCTCACGATAGTCTGATTCACTATCAAACTCAACATTTTCGGCAAGAGAAGCAAGTTTGTCTTTCTGTGAAAGAGCAAGACCCTCAGTAACTTCGGCAAAGATTACATCGGTAACTGATTCGGCTAATCTCTTATTTAGAGCAACATTTCTTTCAATTTGCTCGTTGAGTTTTGTCTCCATTTCATCAAGTTTATCTACCATACTTTCAATGACATCATATTTCTCTTCAGGGATTGTTACATAATGTTCTTCAAAAAGTTGCTTCATACCTGAGAGGAAACTCTCAGTCATTTCAGACTTAATGCCTTGCTCAATTGCAAGAGCATTTTCCTGAACCCATTCATCAGCAACATACTCAAGATAAGAATCAAGTCTTTCAGTGAGTTCTTCCTTAATTGCATCAATTTCTTCAATAAGTTGCTGTTCGTAATGTAAAACAACTGCTTCTTCAATCTGTTTTGTTCTAGCATTTAATGCTGCTTCAAAAACAGTTTTTGCTTTTACTTTAAAATCTTCGGAAAGTTCTTCTCCAGAAAGAAGAGCAGAAACATCTTCCTCAATTTCTTCTTCAATTTGGGCAAATGCCTCTTTCATTTTCTTTTTCTTTCCGTCCTCGTCTTCTTCATCTTCCTCTTCACCTTCTTCTTCACCCTCTTCTTCTTCACCCTCTTCTTCGTCTTCTTCGGACTTATGCTTAGCTTCTGCTACTACTTCCTCTTCACCTTCCTCATATTCTCCTTCTACGAGTTCTTCATCTTCATCTTCTTCTGAAGACTCCTTTACAGGAGAAGCCATTTTTTTCATTCCTTCTGCTGCTTTTGCACCCTTATTTACAACATCCTTAACTTGCTTAAGAGTTGTTGAAGGGTCTTTTAATTTTGCAGAGTCATCATCTGAACGATAATTTTCTGGAGTAGGACCACCAAGGTCTTCCCAACTGCCTGTTTGACCATCAGGAATTCCTGTGGTTAACTTTTGCATTGGTTCTGCTGCCTTTGCACCGGCATTTACAGCAGTTTTAGATTGTTTTGTGTCTGATTCCATTTCTTGTAAGTTTCTACCACGGGACATTTGAACTCTCCGATTTAACTAGTTTCTTAAATCTATATTTATTTATAATTTATAATTTTAATGTATAAAATCAAAGCATATCCAAAAACTTTTCAAAATGCTGTAATTTTCTCTGTTCAGTTAATTTTCTTTGTTTTACATCCTTTTCAATAATATTTTTAATTGATTCCGCAATCCAAGTTTTTTTATTGGAATCATATATCCATTCTCTCCCTTCCATAATTCCATTCACAAAAGCATCAGGAGCAGAAGGGTCTGCAACAATATCAGCAGCAGTTGCAAGCATAAAATCTTCACCAACTAAAGAATAACCTTCATTAGTTGGAATCAATGAACCAACACCACGAGAAGAAACACCAAGCATCACACCTTCACCTAAAAGTGAAGAAGCAATTTTTCCCATTGGGGTATCAAGAATTTTTGCTTTTCCTATAAAATTATCATCTTTTCTTTCAAGCATAGTAATTTTATGGGATACTCTATCAAGATTTAAAGTTGGTCCATCTGGATGTCCCAATTCACCAAGAGCACGACCTTTAGCAATAAAATTTTCATTATATCTTTTGACTTCTCTTTCAAGAGTTCTCATTTCATATAATCTTTTATTTCTATTTGGTCTATTTGCCTGAAGAAAAACACCTTCAATAAAAAGGGATTTAACTCCATTTTTTTCTTCGGTAATTACTTTTACCTTTTCTATTTCTTCTGTGATAAGTTTCATTGGATTAACCACCTGCGATTTGAATTTCTGTGATGTGAAGTTTTCCACTTGCACCATAAGCAGCAACTTTTGTTACTCTTCTCAAAACACCAGTGGAAGTAGTAATTGGAGCACCTTGACTTGAAGTATTCCAAGTAAGAGTAATTACTCTATTAAATCCACCTGTTCCAGCATCATTCGTTGCATCAACTGATGCAACAGTTGCTGCTGTTGTGTTAATTCCTGCGGGAACAATACCAGTAAGTTCAACAATATCACCAGCAGAAAAATCAGAGAAAGTACCTTCTGGTAAAGTCACAACAGTGGTAGTTCCAGTAGTTACACCAACAATAGTTTGAGTGACTGCGGTATCTTTTAAAACAAGTTCAGTTCCAGCCTTCACAAAAATACTAGCATTCGTAGAAGTACTAATTGTTGGGGTTGGAGCAACCTCAACGTAAGCATCTTGTTCTGGAACAATTCTCAAAAAACCAGACCTCAAAGCAATTGGATTACTGGTCACTGCTGCACCAGTCATCGTCAATGGCGTAATTTTTTGTACAATCTTATATACGGACATTGTAATAATTGGACTATATTAGTTATTTATCAATATCTAGTATTACCTACTAATTTCTTCCCAGTCCATAGACCCGTGAATATCTGCACCATTAGCATCAGAAGCACATACAATAGAAAGTTCATAAGGTGTTCCTGTTAATGCATCCCTTTCCAACTGAAACTTAAATAATGCCTCTTTAAGAATATCTACTGATGATGAACCTTGATTGGAACCATACGTATATCCAGATGCTAGTATTCTTCCGCCAGTATAAGTTCCCCCACCAATCTTATATTCAACAGCACTATCAACACCAGCATCAGTCCAAGTTGCACCACTAGATGTTCCAGATGCTCTTACTTGCCAGTTATAAGTTGCATTATTTGTAATGCCTAGAATAGAAAGTGCAGTCATAATTATAATTGCATCTAATCTATTTGGTGTTGCTTTAAGACGAATTGATACAACTGTATAATAAGTTCCTGCTGTTGTTAAATCAACTGGTGTTTGGACTGGTGTTCCTACTGCCTGTTGCAATCCACGAAGTTCATAACCACCCTCTGAAATTACACTAGAACAAACTTGTTTCAGTGTGCTTGAACTTGTTGTAATTCCAGTATTTGCAATCTCATATCTCAAAGGTAATGATGCCGTTGTAATATAAGTTGAAGTGATTAAGTTTGCGTGATGGAATGAATGACAGTGAATAAACTTCCCATCAACTACAAAACCCAACCTAACTGTTCCAACTCCCAACCATTCAATATCCATCCACAAAATTTGTGCTTTGGAAATATCTAATGTAACACCAGATGGATTGAGATGCCCTGCACCAAGCATCGTATCAACATTCCAATCCGACTGTGCAACTCTTGTTGTTGTTCCAGTAGATAAACTTCTTTCCGCAAAATATAAAGTGCTTCCATCAAGTTCCAGATACATTCCATTATCTGCACCAAAGTATCCTACTCTTTGACGAAGATTTGCTTTTGCTGGGTTCATTACAAAAGTATTCATCACTTGTAATGATTTTCCTGGTTGATAAGAGAATACTTTTGTGGTTTCCCTAATCACAGAACATCCAGCAGTAGTTCCTATACTAATATTGACTAAACCTTGTGCTGTTACAAATCCAACTGTTGAACCAGTTCCTACAACTAAACCACTCCAAAGATTATTGTCCTTGTATCTGTGGGAACTATCAAAAAGTGTAAGTGGAGTTGAAGTTCTTAATCTTCCAAATGCATCAGTTGCTATTGGTGGAAATGTAACAGATGCTGATGATGTTGTAGAAATTGATACTGTTCCCGTAACTGGTAGGGGATTAGTAGAACTTACAGGAGCACTATTGAGGTTGAGTGATACTTGCCCTGTGGTTCCAATACCTACTGTTCCTTGAACTGTAACAGTAGAACCAATACCTGATACTGCGACTGTTGTGACTGGATTGGTTATGTAGAATGAAGTATTAGAAATAGAAACTGTATTTCCTATTGATACAGTATTCAGTAATGAAGAAATACCAACTGGAAGATATGAAAGATTTAGATTTACTGTTCCAACACCAACAGGCATATAAGGAACACCCATATCCTGTAAAATACCACTTGAACCAACTTCTGTAATATGAGTATGGACAGGATTTTCGGGAGTGCTTGTGACTGATACAGTTGTTCCTACATTTACATCACCAGTGATTGTAATATTAGAAGAACCTAATGAAACTGGAAATGGGTTAGCATAAGTAACTAATGATGTTCCAGCACCTGTAAGAACTACGGATTGTGCTGGTTGGGGAAGAGGATTATAAGACATATTAGATTAAGAACCAATTAGAACCATTGTAAAAATAAGTAAAACTTTGATGATTGATAGTCATAATAACCGAACTATCATTCTCTACACTTGTTCCAGCACCTGCCTGGACTGTTATATTGTATGTAGCAATCTTATTACCCTCGTCTTTTACAATTAACTTCTTACCATAAGAAGGAATTTGTGGTAATACAATTGTTACTGGAACATTTGCACTTACTCCAATATAATCATCTACATTCGATGCCTGATAGTAAGTGGTAATACCAGAGATATTTACAATTGTTGTGCCACCAACATCATTTGGATCAACAAACTCTGCTTGATTTGTTGTGGAATTCCATTGTAAAAATTTATTATTATAAGCACCAGAATTAGTTGCGATGCCTACAATATCATCCAAGTATCTTAATCTGGTTTCGCCACCTCCACCAACTGTTGATAGTTGTTGTTGAATACGAGAAAGAAACAGTTTGTAATGTTTCTGTAAATCGTCAAGTGTTGCGAACTTTTGGTCTAATGGAGTTAATGGGTCTTGTTGAACTTTAACATCACTTGGTTCAGCAAGAAGACCTAATGATTTTTCAATCAGGTCTTCTTTGGGTTTTTCAAGTTCTTCTTTATATTCTTCCAAAACTTCAAGAACTTCATCCAAAGATTCTTCAATTACATCTTCAATTACTTGTTCTTGTTGTTTTGGTGTCTCAGAATATAACCAATCCTCAAATGCCTTTACAGTCTTTTGTTCTTGTATTTTTTTCTTTTTTATTTCTTTTTTACTTTCTTCAAGTTTTGACAAAAAAAGAGTTTCAAAGGAGTCCCCAACTAAAGACTCCTTTTTTTCTTTTTCTATTTTTTTGCCAATACTAATGGTTTGAAAAAAATCATTTACAGAGTCTCCTACAGTCTCTTGCAATTCTTTTTTTCTTTTTTGTTTTCCCGAACTAATAGTATTAAAAAAATCAGATAAATCTTTTGAATTATCTTCAAAATTCACTTATTATTGCTCCTCATCTTCTAAATTAAACATTGTTGCGGTGACTTCTGGTCTTACCGAATTGATTTTTTCTGAAGCTTTTGAGAAAAGAATTTCTTTAATCTTATCAGAAACATCTGATGGTGATGATTCACCAGCAATCATATCTACTAATTCTTCCATAACTATGCAAAATTAACTATTTTTATTTATATCTCTCCCTGACTACCCAATTCAACTCCTGTTTGGGCATCAGTGAGTCCACCTTCTTGTGGTATATTTCCAAAATTATTTGAAGATGGTTGTCCATTAGGCATACCCATCATAGGATTCATTGCTAAAGATGGGTCAGGAATAATTCCATCTTTAATTTCTTTTTTAATTTGCTTGTCAATTTCTAAAATTTCACTATCAGTTTGACCAAGTATCTTTGACCTTACATATTGTGATGAAAAATAACGACCAACATATGGTTCCATTGCTGCAACAACACCCAACTTATCGTTCATTAATTCATTTTTCTTCAAATCTGAAAAATGATTATCATAAACATAGTCAAATTGAATGTGGTCACTTAAGGTTTTCCAATCTTCTGGTGTTACAATATTCTTAAGAATTAACTGAGTTTTCAACATATCAATAAAGATTTGAGAAAATCTTTTTCTCAGTCTTCCGACAAATCTTGTGAATTTTAATTCATCTCTAAGAATTTCTGATGAACGTCCAAGATTAAATCCTCCACCGGCATCAAGACGAGTTGGGGGAACACCTAAAGAATCATAAAGTTTTTTCTGGAAATATTCAATATCAGCAAGTTCTCCAAGATTCTGACCACCAGGAAGAGTTGTGATTTCAGTTCCTCTGCCACCTTCTCTTCTTGGAAGCCAAAAATCTTCAAGCATTGCCATATATTTTCGGTCATCTTTAATTTCACCAGTATCTGCATTGTATACTAACTTGTTACGATAACGATTCATCACATCACGAAGATATTGCTCTGCCTTGATTTTTGGTAGATTGCCAACATCAATATAAAAAATTCTTCTTTCTGGAGCACGAGATAGTCTATAAATTACAAGACTATCTTCAATCATTCTTAATTGATTGAGTGATTTGATTGCTTTATGTAAAAATGATAATACAGTCTGCTTGTTACGATCAACCAAACCAGAAGTTATGTAAGTAATAGCATCTTTTGCGATTTTTACACTATTAACATCTGATGACTTATATGTTGCATTTTGAGAAGACCCAACATTTGGATCGTAAATATAGTACTCTTCAAGATCTTGTGTTGAAAAATCAATTTTATTTTTTCCATTTACAAATTGCCTATAATCAACACCAAAAGCATCATTATTCCCTTTTTTTAATTTCCTTACATATTTAATTTTAAGGGCATCAACATATCTAATTTCTTTTATGCCTTCATTTGGTTTTTTTAAATCAATCACTTTATGATAATAAATTCTTCCATCAACATACCAATTTCTAAAGATTTCGTGGCACTTTTTATCAAAGTCCATAATCTCTTTAATATACTTAAATTCTTCTCTGATAATATCTTTTAATTTATCAGATGCTGGAAGATTTGAAAGTTCTATTTCTACAGGAGAATCATTAAGGTCGGAAACTATTGCTTCATTCACAATATCTTCAATTGCACTATCACATTCTGGATGCAAAGACATCTCACGATATCTTCTAATCAAATCTGCTTCAGTCTTATAAACACCTTCAATATCTACATATTGTCCATAAAAACCACTAGAAATATAAAAATCGGATTTATCTTCCTCATTACGAGGAATGGGAGACATAATCCCTTTAGAATTATTGTCTCCCGTATCCTTTATTTTAAATCCAAATAATTTAGCCATAGTAATAATTGAGTCTATATCTATTATTTAGATAGTTCAGAAAATTCCAGTGCTTACTGAAGTGGAGTTAAATTCTTCTTGATTTCCAGATCCAAGAATACTATCTTGAGTTTCTCCGTCAAGGGCATCCCACCACTGAACCTGTAAATCTACAGTAAACTCTTGAATTACATCTGTTGAATCATAAGACAAATCAATTGCACTAATTGAAGTTGGAAATGTCCCATAAAATTCATATGACTTTAAATGCGGAATTTTCGTATTACTACTCATATCTTTTCCAACTATTGCTCTTCCAAGTTGATGTACTTTCATATTTGTTTGATATTCAACTGGACTAATTTGTCCAGAATTATCTTCGTGTTTGTTGATAAAATTCATCCATCTTTCAAATGCATTTCTGATTACAAAATCAGTGTCATTTATTACTGTAATAGTCCAAGGATCAAATGTTCTGTCACCAGCAATTTTTAAATTTCTTCCTCTGAATGGAATATCAATTACACTCAAAGTTGAAGCAGGTAAATTTGCTGCCTTTACAAGAAATCTAGTTTTTTCTTGTAATGCATTTGCGTCAATATTACTAGGAAGGGCAGCACTTGGAAAATTAATTACACATTCAAAAAGATTAGGTCTTGCTCCACCTCCAGTTAGTCTGCTCTTAAAATCATTTAAAGTTCTTACTGATGGGAAAATTGTTTCTTTTGCCATTGATTTTTACCTCTTTTAATTAAACAGTACCGATAACTTCTTCAAAACTAACTCCAGTGCGAGTAGCAACAAAAGTCAGTCCAATGAAGTTAATACTTCTTGCTGGTTTGACATAAATGTCAGCTTTAAACTGATTGGAGTCAATAATGTCTGGAGTATTGTTAGTTTCATCGCAAATTACAACATAATCAGAAACACCTCTTTTTGCTTTTACGTCACGAAGATATGGTTCAACAATATTAACAAAGTTTGATCTAGTAATCAAATCATTGAATTCAAAGAGTTGTGCTCTTGCTGCTCTTTCAATTGCCCTTTCAATGGTTAAGAATAGACGACGAACGTTAATTCTATCAAACGCAGAAGCATAAGATAAAGCAGTTTTATCTCCAAAAAGAATAATTCCAGCACCTTGGGAGAATATAATTGGATTGATTCTTGTTGTGTATAGTCTATCTCTTTGTTCTTGTGATGGATTATATGCAAGTTTAGTTGCATTATTAATTGTTCCTCTGCTTGATCCTGCAGGTGAATACCAAGGGAAAGAATTATTAGAAGTTCTTGCCATCAATCCAGCAATATCAGCATTACAAGGGATGTATCTAAATGTGCCGTTGAATCTATCATAAGTGTATTTGTAACCACTATCAAATACAGCATAAGAAGATGATGACAATGGACCAAAAAATTCAATTATATTATTAGTTTGAGTTTCTGAGTTTGAAATATTAACCACTCCACTTCTATGTGGAGAAATAACTGCAATACAATCTTTACGTAAATCTGCAATTGCAATTAACTCATTTGCCTTTGCTTGTGAATCATAAATTGTTGTTCCACCTGAAGGACCACTAATTAAATAATCAATAGAGTATTCTGCTGGATTTGTAAATTTTCTATAAGCAGTAATTACATTTGATAAACTTGCAGAATAACCACCAACATTATTAGTTACACCGGAATAATCTGCTCCACCAGATAATTCGTAAGTTTTTGCTCCAACACAATTGAATGTATTTCCTTGTGCCTCTAATCCCCAAGTAGTGTCAGTTGCTGCAGAATATCCAGATAAAGTAGAGAATTTAGTTTTAACACCAGTTGATGCAATGCCTGCAAAAATATATTGAGATTGTTCTCTAATGATATCTTTATAATAAATTGCTTGATTTGGAGAAATTTTACCATCAGATGCTTTAGAAACTCTTTGGTATTTTTCTAAAATATTTCCAACTGAACTAGTGACTGCTCCAGTATCATCTACAACAACAATATTGATTTCGTCATTTTTTGCACTTCGTTCTGCTGCATATTGAGATGTTCCTGGTCTTGGTGCAATATTTTTCCAATAAACAGTTGAATTTGTCAATCCAAGAGTTTGTTGATCATACCAATCTGAAGGGGCAGATATAGTTGTGGTTGCATTAAATACACCAATTGTTGTTGTTCCACTGGAAGCTGGAGAATTACTTGCTAAAAGTAAAGTATCTTGTTGCAAACCATTAACATTAGTGGTTCCAAAACCAACAATTGCAGTAAGTGGAACTTGCACTCCATTATCTGCAACTGTTCTTACAACTTGTCCAACTGAATAACCAGCACTTGCAAATGGTGTTGAACCAGTAACACTAGGACCAGGAAGAACAATGGATGAAGCAGTTGCAACTACAGCAGAAATATTAGTAACTGTTGATGAATTGACTCTAACGAGAGTTCCTCCACTATTAATTCCTATGGAATCTGAAGACTTAAATTCGTATGTACCACCTTGTTGATAAGAAACTTCACTATCAACTCCACCAACATTTTTGCTGAGAATTTTTACGTCTATTGAACCAACATTAACTTGTGTGATAATTCCTTTTAAAACTCCAGTTTCCGATGAGGTAGTTCCTATACCAGCAAATCCTCTTGTGTATGATGTACTAACTCCATAACCAACAGCAAGACCAGTAGTAGCAATTGAAATCCTTTGGTCTGCAAGACTATCAACAATACAAACTTTTAATTTGTTTGCCCAAGAACCTGGATTTCTTGATGCCCAATACCAATCAGTGTCCGAAGTATGCTCAGTATCATAATCTTCTAATGATTCAATTTTTAAATTTGCTGATGTTGATGAAACCCCAGCATTTGCTGTTTTTAAATTGTCACCATCACATCTTACAACTCTTAGAATTCCACCATAAGAAAGAAAAGATGATGCACTCAACCAATATTCATATTGAGAATCTGAAGAAATCGGTTTTCCAAAAACATTAAGTAAATCATTTTCAGTTTCAATTAAAATAGGTTGATTGACAGGACCTTTTTGGAAAGGTCCGGCAATAGCACCCACCTGATTTGACCCAGCTGTAATTCCACCAACAGTTAAGTCAACTTCTCTAATTTTGACGCCAGGTGATACTAAATTTAACGCCATTTGTTTCCCCTCGTTAAGAAGTTCATTTTGCCTAGAAGTATTTATAAATTAGATACGTTACAATGGGGAAACCACCCGTGAACATTACCAATCTGGATATTCCCAATTTGGTATATTTCTAATTTTTTTCCTACTTTGTATAATTCTTTTTACTGTACAATTTTTACATTCATATGAATATGCTGACGGTATGTCCCCCCTTCCTTTGCGAGTTAAATAAAAACCATCAATTAAATCTTTTATTTCTTTACATACTCTGCATTTTCTCTCTGTTAAAAATAAGTGCTCTAATTCAAATTGGTCACTTATATTCATTTATCTGTATTCCCACATATATGATCTATCTCCATATTCGTCCAAATGCCATCTATCTCCATCTTCATCAACAAAAGAAGTTTCTTCACTTAATCCATCTGATAAAAATCCAAATGGTGCCATATCTTGTTCTATTTGATCCCTTTGATCTTCGTAAATTCTTTTACGAACATCGTTGTCAGTCATCTCTTTAAAATAGTCCTGAACGACCAACCAAGCAAAAATTACAAGACACATCGCAAGGTCATCATTGCAACCTTCTTCTGCCTCAAAAGATTGACTTTTTTGAATAAAAGTTGTCAATTCACTAATAATATCATAATCTTTTATTAATAATTTATCATCTTCAATGATTGTTTTTAAGTTTGAACATCCAACTTTTTTGACGGTTTTGGACATTTTAATTCCCAATTGAGTTTTCTTTCCGGAAAATCCTTGACCAACCAATTGACCTGCACGACCTCTCATAGAGCACATCAAAATATTGTCATATTCTAAATCAAAATGCAAAATACTTGATACCTGTTCCCCGATATCATTTACTTCAGTGAGGACAAATGCTTTATTATAAGCTTTTGCGACTTCGTGAATGATATTTGGAAAAAGCATAGGTTTAATTTCATTATTTCTATATTTTGCGACTACCTTATATGGGAATTGACTAATATCAAATACAATAAATGCAGAATAGTCATTACTCATTCCACGAGAAACATCTACAGTCATTAAATAAGTATTTTTTTCTTGTGGTTCTTCATAAACATCCAATCCTTTATTTCTGGTTAATGGATCATCATAAACCATCATTCTAAGTTTTGATGGAGTAATCAAAGTATCAACAGACCCCAAAAATTCGCACTCAAACTCTTGTGTGAATTGTCTTTCGGAAGTATTCGCAATTGTTTGCCGTTTCCACTCTGCATCTCTTCCAGGCACCGCAGACCAATGGACTTCTAGTGGAACATAACCATTCTTTCCTCTTTCTGCATCGTGCCAAAGTTTATAAAACATATTCATCCCATTTGGAGTTGAGATGATAATAACCTTTGTACTCTGTCCCGAAGAAATAGTAGGATACACAGAAGAGAAGAACTGCTCTGCAATATGATTTGGAATGAATGCAAATTCGTCCAAGAAAATAATATTAAAAGAGTTTCCTCGGACAGCAGAAGATGAGGTAGATGCTGCTACAATTTTGGAACCATTTTCAAGTTCCAACGAACCTTTATTCCAAGAACCAACACCCTGCTGCAACCACTTTGGTAAATTTTCATAAGATAATTGCAATCTACCTAAAAGTTCTCTTGCAGTTTCTGCTTTGTTTGCTAGAATTGCGATTCTTATGTTGTCATTGAAGAGAGCATAATGCAACAAATATGAAACAACAGTCGTAGATTTACCTGTTTGCCTTGGTAATTTTGCAATATTAAATCTATTCTCATGAAAGTTTGTAATCAATTCTTCTTGAAAATCATACATATCAAACGGAACTAATCCGTGATCAAGAGAGACAATTCTTACATAATTTTTTGCAAAATGAATTGGGTCACTTTTGCATTTTAAGTATTCTTGAATTTGTTCTGTCGTAAATTCAATTTGAACATTTTCTGCTTTTAGATTGGGATTTCCCTTATAATGTTTTTCCATCAATTATACCAATTTGTGTCATAACTTCTTGTTGCTTCAAATATAATTTAACAAATGATTTTGCTATATCTTTTACTTGTTCTATATTTTCGCAAGTATCTAATTCTCTTGAAATCCTTTCATATTCAAAATTTTTAGATAAACAATCAAGAATAATTTTATCTGGATCCATCTAATTCTCCTGTAAATAATAAAGGTTTTGTCGGGTCTTTTGGTGCAGGGTTGAAAGTTAAAACAATAGCACCTGGGTATATTTTTCTCAGTTCATAAGTCACCTGTGGTTTTGATGGTCTAGTGAATTGGGGGAAAAACATTTGAGATGAAAGAGATCTTCCTCTCCAATTAAAAATTATAGTATAAGTTGAACCTCTTGATTGTATTCTAGTATATATTTCTCGGATATTTTTTATTTTATTGTCAGAGTAATTATATTTTACTTCCTCATTTGCTGGATGGGGTCTATTTGGGTCATATTTTTTATTATAAATTTGAATCGTGGGAAATGTCGGTTCAACTGCAGAAGAATATAACAACCAATACTTTGGACCATATTTGCACTCTTTCATATATTCCATCTTTTGGCAGTTGGGACAATATCTCTTTTCCCCTTGATATATTGGTCCATCCCAATCATATGCAAGAGCATCAGTACTTTCTGTTTTTGTTCCCCAACTATCTGCACCAACCTTACGGCACTTAACCAAAGCACCAGAAGCATAAGCAGAAGGCCAAACCCTATATCTAGATTTTACTTTATGGTAGCAAGCATCTTTTTTCTCAATAATAGTTTCTTCTGTTGCAACATTAGTTGGTTTTGCAGAACCAGATTTTTGTGGTTGATTTGGATCTTTTTTATTTTTTCTTCTAAATGCTTTATCCTCTTCTTCATCTGATAAGTTTGCTGCCATCTTGGAACTTCCGCATTTTGGAGTAGAAGTTTGTCCAGGTTGACGAGCACAAGGAGCACCAGCAAATGGTCCACCAATCTGACGCCACCCCGGAACTTTTCTTCCAGTTTTGGGGTCTATTGCGTCGGATTTCCTAAACCAATCCCCAAGAGTTTCATCTCCAGATGCAGTTTCTTCTTTAATTTTTTCTGCTTTCTTCAATCTTGTATAATAATCGGGCAGTTCTTCTAAGTGTTGAAGGGCAATCATTTTTGCCATTCTTTTGCTTCCAGTATGTTCACTTTCTACTTTAATACCCATCTCTAATTGGGAACTTAAAGTTTTCATTGAGATTTTATGCTTTTTCGCAATCTCTTCTAAGGGCATATATTTCTTAATGGGTCCCTTTGGGTCAGTTGCTTCTAAAAGAAATTGTGAAAAAGTTTTCATAGTTTTTGAACTATTTATTGTCGGCAAATCCTTGTTTGAGTAATTTTTGGAGATCCGCAGTGGAACCAATAAAAACAGAGTTATTAACGGTAGAAGGACCTCTAGTATCTTCTTCTTTAAGTTTTTTCATTTTATGCTGCAAATCAATTAACTTATCAGTCACATCACCAACATTTTTAATTAATTGACCTGCAACTTCATATGCTCTTGGACTATCACTTTGTTGTGCTAAATCCATAATACTATCAATTGCTTCTTGACCCTTTTCAATCAATGAATACAAATTTCCTCGTGTGTATTCATAATCCTTATCACTTTCTTCTCCAGAGATTGGTCTTGCTATTGCTTCTTTTGATTTTTTTACAATTTCTTTTGATACAGAAGTTGCTTCTATTTCTAATGCTTCGTCTATATTTTCAAATTTACTTGTCATAATGATACATCTATTCCTTTTGTTGGACTATAAATTTTTCCATCACCAAAATCAAAATAACTTTCATTAAATCCAAAATCATCTTCTGGTTCAACTAAACTATCATCAACCGCATTTATTACATCAATTGAAGAATTAATTAAATGCGGAACTGCCGTTGTTCCGTCTTGTCCCCTTAATACTGTTAAGTCATTTCCTTCAATAGATTTAATGAGTAATTCTTCTTTTTCTATCATAATGTAAGTATTTTCGCTCAGTAGTGAAGCATCAGAAACAGAAATTTTTGTAACATACTCATTAATATCTTCTGTTAGTGTATTTGTATTATCATTATTGTAATCTTTAATTGCTCTTGGTGTTGCTGTGTATCTCAACTGTCTTGATGAATTTTTTATATTTGTATCCGTATAGTAATCAACTTGCACTTTTTTAATTAAACCTTCTGTACTATCTGCAATTGGTCCAAAAATATAAGTTTTGGCAACAAAATTTAGAGTATAAACTAAAACTCTTCTTGTGGTAAAGTCACTTTCGTAATTATCTTCCATTTGAATATTTTCCAATATCATTGGAACATCTTTTTTTTCTCCAATGGATGATACTAAATCAATAGTTAAACTAAATGATGGTTGGAAAAATGGCAAAATTTGCTCCAAAATTTGGAGCATATCATCATTATATTTTGCCATTATGCTTAATTTTATTCCCAAATTGTATGGGACTGGCATATAAACTTTTATTGCTTTATTTTGATTCTCGGAATTTAATGTTTTGAATGTTTGTACCGTAGATACCTTTCTGCTTGCATCATAATTGATACTAGTTAATTCAAAAGACATACGAGGAAGAGTCAATGCAACTCTTTTTCTCAAGTCTGGCTTCTGTTCTAATCTTGCTAAAAACTTCTGTATTGGTCCATACGCAATGGGAACTTTGATTAAACTATAATCAGTTCCATCTTGCTCTTCGTGTTTGATTAAAATATTATTAAAAAGCGTACCAAAAGATATAACCGTCTTTCTTATAATTTCGTGATAACTATAATTTCCTAACATAATCAAACACTTTATAATTATTTAGTAATTAATAACTAGTAATCACCAAATGGATTTCTTTGAGAGAAGTCTAACATTGAATCTGATTCATTTTCTATTTCAGTATTTTGAGCATATGGGTCATACAAATCATCAGATTGAATTGAAAATACTTTATGAGTTGCATTAGAACCAACTATTAATTCACCAAGAGCAAAGTTTCCATTTGCAATTGAAACTTTAAGGACTTTGGTGTCTGCATCCCAATCTTTAACATATGCTGTTGTCCCTGTAGAAACTCCTCTGATTGACTCATTAAATATAAAGTTTCCAGTGGAAGTTCCAACAGGAGAGGACAATGTAATAGATGGGAGTGAAGTGTATCCAGCACCGGTATTTGTATACCTAATTGCTGTAACTATTCCGGAAGAATTTATAAATGCCAATGCAGTTGCATTTGTGCCACCAGAAGGTGCAGAAGATATTGAAACAGTTGGTGCAGAAGAATATCCAGATCCATTAGTTAATATTGATATTTGTCCAAGAGAACCATTAGAAATGACTGCTGTTGCGATTCCACCAGTTCCAGTATCACTTAATATTTCAACTTTTGGTGGTACTGTATATCCTGCTCCAGGATTTATGAGTAAAATTTTATCTATAGAGCTACCATTTCTTGGTGGTCTATATGTCATAATTGCAACTGCTGATGCGTCTGTTCCACCAACAGGTGCTTTTTCAATACGAATTGTTGGAGTTGTCAAATACCCAGTTCCATCATTAATTAGATCAATATATTGAAGAGAACTTGGTGATGGTAAATTTGAAATACTTGCAGATGCAGCAGTTGCACCGGAACTTACCATTGTAATTGTTTGAATATACCCAAACTCTTGAACAGATTTATCAATTTCTTCAATTGTTGTTGAAATGTTTTCATCTTCATATTCAAATATCTCACACTTCAATTGATAAACATATAAATTATTCAATTGATAAAATGGTTGTTTTCCTTCTACATATTTAATTTCAAACAAAGAATTATCAAGAGGAAAATAAATAAGGTCTCCTTCTTGTGGTCTTGTAGCAACTTTTACTTTTTGATCTGAAACCAAAAATGGGGAAATAAAATCTTCATATCTTTCTTTTGATATGATTAAATTTAATTCATCCGTTGTTCTTACTCCAAATTTACTTAAAATATCACCTTGTCCCCCAAAACCTTCAAAATTCATTACATATGCTTCTATTCTAAAACTATCATCAAACTTAGAAACAATTGCCTCTTTAATGATAGATTTTTCATTAATTAATTTTCTTGGCATATAAACAACATCTTGACCATACATTCTCAATTGCTCATTGATTAAGTCTTGGACAAGTCTTTGTTCACTTGATGAACCGTGTAAGAAATAAGGATTTAATGGTGACATTATCCGATCATATCCATTGGTGGTAATTCATATTCATTATGAAGTTTTTCTTCAAGTTTTTCTATTTCCAAAATTGCATCATCATAAATTTGTCTTCCATTTAAAGTAATTCCGCCTGGAAGTTGGACACCATTAAATTTAATGAGATTTTGACCCCACTGCCTTTTAATGAGTGCAGTTAAATATTTTTTTATCCACCAGTCATTGTAAACTTTTGGAAAATCTGATGGATCAACAATTCTAAAGCAATCAATAATAATATAACTATTTTCATTAACCATAGCCCAATCAATATCCAAATATAATCTGTGTTGTTTTTTATTGAATCTCAATTGAACATCTGGAGTGATAATTCTACTAATATCTTCAAGATGAGTTTTTACCATTGCATAATTTAACAGGTCCAATGCTCCATAATAATATAAATCATTCAAAAATAACTGATATTTTATATTAAACAACCCACTGGATATTGTATTTGCATCTGATTTAAAGACATTAAATACTCCAATTACAGTATCTGGTAATTTTATAAAATTATTTGATTCCTGAAAAGAAATTGCTGTAATTCCAACACCACTAGTTGCAGTGGTTGTAGAAACTCCTGTTCTTATTGTGGTTTTTTCTTCGGGAGTTAATTTGTGTTTTAAATATACTCTTTCTATTCCATCAAAATGCCTTTCATTAAAATATTGAATTGCATCGTCAACCAAATCATCAATTTGATCTTCATCAACGTTTATTTCCAAAACTGGATATCCCAGTTTTCTCAAACAATAATCAATTAATCCCTGCCTTGTTGATGGTTGAGCCATTTTTTACACCGTTGTTGTAATTCCTGCTGTAACTAAAGCACTTCCTTCAATAACTCTAGTTTTTAATCCTGATGAATTATTTTTTATTAAAACATCATAAGAATATCTTCCTGGTTTTAACGATGCAGTAATACTAGATCCCAAAGAAATGATTATTTGACCTTGAGTTGGAGGGGAGACAATAGAAGCATTGAAATTTGCTGCTGTTGTCAGAGATAATGGACTTTTTTTGATCATTGAATACACACTATAGTTAGTCAAATTAAAAGCAGAATCTGATTCATCACTTTCAAGAAAAAATGATTCACTAAAATCAGAACCAGAAGGAATTACTATATTGACTACGTATATAGACATTATATTAAAAAACTTTTATTTTATAGTATTTATGAATGATTGTTTATTAAATCTTTCAGCAATTTCTTAACTTCTGACAATTCATTTTTTAAATTTTCAATTTCTTCTTTTTCACTCAAAGATTCATTTTTCAATTTTATATATTCTTGATACTGATAGTCATTACAATTTACAATTGCATTAGTGGTCTCATCTCTATAGAGTCCTTTATGTCCTTCTACTGGTATCATATTGTTGCAATAATACGAAGGTCTTTAATATAAGGAACTTGTGCTTGATTTGTTCCTGTCATAATAATTTTAATTTGAAATCCATTAAATAAAGGCAAATTTTTTGCGGTGAATTCATAATTTCCATAATCATTTATGGTATTAGATGATTGCACAAATCTATCTGGTCTTCCATTATTTTTAGATGAATCTACGATATTACCATTTTGATCTAAATTATCATATCCTGGGAAAAACTCAAATATTTGTTGTTCGTCTGGAGTATCATTTCTGAATAAACGATAAAGAACTCTAATATCATTAGATTGATGTCTGTATGCATCAAATAAAACTTTTAAGTTGTCTGATGATTTCTCTAACTTTACTATTTTTGATAAGTAAATTGCTGAATTTGGATCACCAGTTAATTGATTAACTCTTGGGTCAGTTAAATAATTTTTAATTGGAGTATCAATCCTATTCATAGTAGTAATTAAACTTACACGATCAAAATCAATCACAGGAGAAACTTTAGAATCCTTGGTCTGTAAGGACATTTCTATAGTCAACGATTTATTTCCAGGTAAAGAACTCAAATAAAACTCTTCATTGACCTTAGAGCAAATCATTTTTAAAGAATTAAATTCATTATTTGAGTTTAAAGAAATATCAGTAAAACCAGAATCAATAAATGATAATTCATTTCCATTTACACTAGTCGCAGATGTTGTTCTCAATTTTGCAGAAATTGAAGTTGTGTCTGGTAACATTGTGACTATGTTTGGCCTAATACTATTAAATACTAAATTTTGCGTTGCCTTTTGTCCATTTATTGAATTCAGTTGTGGAGTATTTGTTAGATAAGAACCACAAGATTTTGATTGGTTGAAGAATAGTTCTGGACCAACAGCACTTCCAGTAGTTCTGTCTGTTCCAGTTTTTGACGATGTATCAATTTTTAAATAATAAGAATCCATTTCAATTGGATAATTACTCACATCAACATCAGTGAATGTATGTGTTTTATTAATTCTTCTCAATGAAATGCCATTCATTTCATATTTAAATACTAAAGATTTTGCTTTATGTAAAGTTGGTATTGTTCCATCTATTCCTCTGTTTCCTGTTATTCCAGTTAATGAATTTCCAGAAACTCCAGTATATTTAATAATTTCTTGATCAATTAAAATATATCCTGGATTTGTTGATGCAACACCAACATTTTCAAAAGTAGAAAAAATAGAACCAGAAGAAACTACAATATTATCAGTAGATGTGGCAGAATAATCACTAACTAAAGTTTCTGGTGAATAATCGGATTCAATTCCACTTAAAATTACTTGATTATTTGCTGCATACATTCCGTGATTATTATGATTTACTTTAAAATATAAACCATTTGTCAATTCTATAGAACTAGTTGCTGTTGCATTAGTTATTTCTGATCCATTATTTGTTAATGAATACGAACCAGAAGTATTTACTTTTCCTTGAATGTTATCAACAATAATTGAATTAAAGGAAGAAATAATTCCAGAACTATTTGGAATCGTCAGAATTAAATTTTTTCCGAATCCGTCTGTATCAGAAGAATTTACAGTCAGTGTATCTCCAATTTTATATCCAGAACCACCATCAGTTACTGTTGCTGCAACTGCAACTCCGCCAGATACAAAAAGATTTACCTTGGCATTATTTCCAAATCCAGTAAGTGTTTTTAAATTTATATTAGAATATAATTTGGGTCCACTAGTAAAACCCATTCCTGTATTTGTTAAAGTCAATTCAGAATTAATCCCGACTGCACCAACAAGTGATTTTAACTTTCCAGTAAAATTAGTATTGGTTGTTTGACTTATTGTATTTCCGATAACCAAAGAACTTTGTTGAACTGGAGATAAACTCGTTCCGATTCCAATCAATGCAGAATTTGAATTTGTATTGATTGGATTTGGTCTTAGTGAAATTATTTGATTGTTTCCAACTGCCAACTCTGGATTGTAAAATCTAATTGATGCTGGTGAAGTTACAAAATCTGCTCTATATAAAGTAAATTTCAAATCTTCTAATTGACTTGGTTCCCAAGTAGAACCATTTTGTGATTTAAATAAAGACCCAAGAGTTGGTTGTTGGGAAACAATTATTTTCTCAGAATCTGGTTTGTCAATTGTAGAAATATCAGTTTCACCCATTCTAGAAATCCAAACATTATATTCATTTGAAGATGAAACTAATACAATTGCATATCCACTACCTACTGATTCAAGGTAAATTGGAGATGGGAATGTGAATGTAGTGGGGACAGTTCCATCTTCAGAAATGTTTACATCACTTGTATTCAATACGATTTCACCAAAAGGAAGAATTTCTTGAGTTGGAGTCCCATCCCTCATAGATCTAATTTGAAGAGTTACCGGAACTCCTTTAGTGTCTTTTGTTTTGAAGAAAATATCACATTTTGTTATGAATACTCCATTTCTATCTGCAACTTCAAATGATTGTGCTAATGGATCAACCCATCTTTGACTTGTTGTTGTTCTGTTTTCTGAAGTGTTACTTGATACTAATCTAGTTTCAGTTTCTGATGCTAATATTGTTTCTGATTGTGGTAATCTTTCTATATTTGCATTTCTTATACGAAGAGTTGAATTTTCAACATTATCTAAAGTGCCTTCTGAATAAAAATTAGTTTCTGCAGTACTTTCATTTGAGGTCACAACTGTAGAATTTGTAGAACTAGTTGTCAAAACAAGAGTCTTTGTTCCAGTTTCAAACGAAGGTGTTGATGGGATAGTAGAATCGGGGATCAATACAGATCCAATAAAGACTCCAGAAAAATCACTTACCAATCTAATCTCAGAGACAGTTGCAATTGCATTACTAGTTTGGCCAACAATTTGCATTCCCTGAATTAATGACCCATAAAAATTAGATTCAGAATTTATTGATAAACTAGCAGTATCAACATTTAAAATGGTTGTTGTTGATGAATAAGAACTAGATAATGTATTTTCTGGTTGATATGGGTTCTCTACATACACTTCTGTTGCAGAATCGTATGGTCCATATTTGTGGTTTTGTTGAGAGAGTCTAAACCTTATGCTTTTTGTGCCCAAAGTGCCAATTACTGTTTCTCCTGGAGAAAAAGTACCACTACTCATAGAAACTTCTAAAAGTTTTGGGATTACATAAGAAGTCAAATCTACGTTATCAAAAAAGCAATAAAATCTAGAAGAAGGCTTTAATCTTCTTGCAATAATTTCAATGTTTCTGGATCTCATTTTTTTAATGATTTCTCTGGAAACTACTCTATCTCCCAAATTAGTTGAATCAAATTTTTCTGATACTTTATATTGAATACCTTCTCTTGTACTTGTTCCAGTTTTAGTTATTGTTTGGTTATTAAATGTCAAAAAGTCATCTCTAAATGTAGTTGTATCAGTAACTTGTCTCCTTCCAGATCCGCTTGGATCAAAAGTAGTGTTTCCTAAATTAGTTGTTCCTTGACTAATTCTCCCTATTTCTGGACCATTGGATATAGTTTCTCCAGTCCAATTTGTTTCCCAAGAATTCCAATCTATTGGAGAGAATCCAGTGTTACTATCAACTCCAAGTTGTTCCATTGATTGCTGATAACTTCCCTCAATATCAACTGTTTTTTTTGTTTTTCTTGTTTCTATCCAACTATCAGAAGATGGGTTTAATTCAATAGATCCAATCCAATTTATAACATGAAAAGGATTTACATTTTCCGATCTTGTAGCAAATATATTTTTTACATACTCCACTTCAGAGTAATTGAGTAGTAACTGACTGCCAACTTTTTTTATATTTGGTGATCCGAAATCATTTGCAAAACGAAGGTCTGTGTTTGGATTTGATATTGTTCCCAATCCAACAACAGATTCGGATCCTATGAGTAAATCAATTGACGTTGTATAGTGCGATGGTCTTAAAATTCCATTTGCAGTATCAATACTTGCTTTGTAATCTCTACTTCTTATTTGACCACCATTATATGATCTAAAATTATCAACAAAGAAACCACATTTAAATCTATCTAATTTTGTTTGAGGATCACGAATTGAAAGATTCTGAGTATCAGATTCAAGTAGAGATAATGAAGTATAATATTCTATATTTTTTATTCTATCTTCTAATCTAGAAACATCTCTCATAGTATATCTTTTATGAGAAGATAATATGATAGTTGCATCTGTAGTACTATACAAATATGCCGGTAATCTAATCGTTGCAACTTCCAAAGATGAATCCAAAGAATTTGGTTCTTTAGACTCTATGGATGGAATTCCCTTGCTGATAAAAAATATACCATCTTTATTTAAATATAATTTATCAATTCTTGGCAAATAATACTCATAAGATAAATTAATATCTTTATTATTTGAGAATATATTTTTTGAAGAATTTATTGATTCAAATTTTCTTGATTCATATTCAAACGGTGAATATGTACCTGAATATGGAGCAACTCTTGGTCTCAAATCAATAACATCACTTAAACTATTTGAACCAACAAAAGAAATATCTTTTCCATATCTTTCTTTATCGTATGAATCTACACTAACCAAATCTCCAGCATCTGTTGAATTTATTGTATAGTTGTTAAAAATTATTTTAAGTTTTTTTGTTGGCGAAGAAAATTCACTTTTTCTAACTATTTTGGAAAAATCTAAGTATTCCACTTTTTGACCTTCATCCAAGATATAATTATTTTTTATATTTTTATCACCGGTCAAAATGGAATCTACTTTTCCAGATATCTTTGATTCTTCAAATATGACGTTTTCACCAATGTAAAAAGAATTTTCGTTTAAGTAGACAAACTCAACTACATTGGTTGAATTGCTTGAAACAACCACTGCTACAGCATTGCTATCATTACCGACAATTCTTTCTCCTTTAATTAAATTTAAAATATTTGAATTTAAGTTTGTTAATGTTATGTTTGGTAAAATTGGATCTGACGATGTGGATGACTCAAATATCCCAATAATACTTTCTACATCTGGAACATTTAATGATATTTCTTTATCTTCAACTCTTAATCCATATATATCACTTTTCGTTAAACCATTAGTAGAAGTGTTTATTCCAGATGAAGTTTTATTTATAATTAGTGAAGAGCATCTATTGTATATTTTTTTTCTGGAGGAAACATTAATTTTTTTAAATGTCACCGTCAAAGTAGAAGAATTGGAATTTGGTGTAATACCTTGAATTGATACAGTTCTCCCACTTACGGTTAGTTTTTGGTTATTTAATGGTGGAATAGTTCCATTGGAAAAACTTAAATTGTAATCTTCTTCATCAAATGGCAATAAAGTTAAATTTGGATCAGTTTCTAAAATTTGTGAATATGATCCCGAAGAAAATGAACTTGATGGAATTTGATATGATTTTCTTATAATAATTTCAGACCCTGTTAAATCTACCGTTGAAATATTTGAATTATTTAATTTAGAGTACAAAAATGCATTTTGATTATTTAAAACCTCTAATGAAACTTTTTTAAAGTCATTAACTGCAATATTACTTGCAGGTGAAGTGCCACTACAAATGCCAGAGACTGATGTTGTTGGTATAATTGTTATATTTTTTCCAGAGGTACTTATTGCGGAAACTTTATTATAAGTTGGGACAATATCCCCTTGTTTTGTGTAAGAAACAACATCACCTACCTTTATTCCCACATAAAAGTTTTCTTGTCCGGAAGTTACAGTGCCACTAGAACTGATGGAAAATTGTGTTCCAGATGGTGCTAAAAGAGTTTGAACTGAAAGAAGTGGATCTGCAGTGAATGTTCCTATTCCTGCCGATTCATTGGCAGTAATTTGATGTACATCTGATAGATTATAATCAATTAAACTAGATACATTTCTATTTAAATCCTCTCCATTGGATTTGAGTTGTTCATTTGAAATGAAAGAACCAGATACCTGATATAAAACCAATTCTGAAGAATTTGAAACAGCACTTACTAAATATCCAGAAGCACCACTACTCTTTCCTTCTATAAATGCTGGAGTACTTAAAGAAGTTATTGTGGAATTTAAAGTCAATTTTGTGTATGTTTGAACGTCATAAAGAAAAAGTTCAAATTGAGTAGAAGCATTAGAATATTCAGCATTTTTGAGTTTAAAATCATAAACTCTTGCTATTCCAATTTTAGTTCCAGAAGATACTCCGACTGTTGATGTTCTATCACCATAAAGAGAAACCTGAGATGTTGTTCCAAATCCCACTGGAATTGTTCCAAAAACATTATTAACTATAATTTTTCTGCCAACATTAAATGGAATTGATGAATTAAAAACTTTTTCAGTTGTTCTTGGTTTTTCTACATCAACACTAATATTACTTATTGTTTCTATTTCATAACCCCTAACATATGCTTTTCCTGGACTTATAGACAAACAAGCTAAATCATCAGATGGAACATTTCCCTGAGATGTTTTTTGTTTTTCCGAATATATTCCACTATTTCCTACTTTATCATTCAATGAATCTTTCAGAAAAACATTAAATGGTTTGATATAATAATCTCCAGATTCATCATATGTTCTTCTGGCAAATTCATTTTTTAATAAATTATAATCAGAATTGTTTACAAATTTAACCAATACACCAGAATCCAATCTCATCAATTCAACAAAATTTTCATCATTAAAATCATCAAGTGGTTTTTTGATTAAAGATAATGATATTTTCAATCTATCTGCACCAGGTGCCGAATAATTAGAAAATCCTTGAGCATTATCAAATAAATCACTATAATTATTTGAGGCCACTGCAATTTCTTCATCAATGAAAAGACCTACACGGTATGAAGGACTATTTTCATATTGATCCAGTATTGTTGTTTGTTTGGATACCGTTAAAAAAAATCCTCTAATGAAATAAACCCCTTCCTCTATTTTTGCCGCAGATCCAATAGAAGTAGAATTTGATATAATTGCAGTTGCAAATGATGTGTTTCTTTGAATTGTAGATAATGTATAATCTACATCTTCTAGAGAAATTAAATTTTCACCATCAATAAAAGATCTTGTAGTAAAATTACTACTACTTGAATTTTTGTACTTTATATAAAGTGTATAATTTCCTCGTTCGGATTGTTCATTGGTAATATAGTTTTCTACTACTGCTGTAACACCACTAGTTTCTCCTTGGATACTTTTTCCTACAAATTTTTCTATATACGAAGAAACAGGAATACCTAAATGAGACTCATCAATTTGAACAGAATAATACTGATCATCGTAACCAATTTGTCCAGGTATTACCATTGAGCCTTCTTTAAAGAAGTGTTTTCCAAACTTTTCAATTTGATTTTGTAAAATACTTTGGAGTGTTGTTAATTCTCTTGATTGTATTGGAGTTCCTGGTTTAAATAATACTTTCTGATATCCTTTCTGATCAGAAAAATCATCAAAATATGGGGATACATTTAAATTTGTATTTTGTGGCATTTTACTTAAAACTCCAGGACGATTTTAATATCTTCTTTTTGGCTTTTTGATCTTGGTACAGGGAATCTATTGTCAATGTATATAATTTCACCGGATTTATTATTATATTCAGACGATGAAATGCCAGACGTAAAATAACTTCCCAATTGGTATGTAGTATTATTTATTACTGTACTTAATCCAGTAAATCCACTATCAATTGTTAATGAAGAACCATTCATTGAAGATCCAACAATTGTTAAACTTCCACCAGAACCAGGAGAAGATGTGAATTGATTTATGTTATATCCAACACCCTCAGTTGCTAGTCCTACAGGTTGATAGTATTTCAAAACTCCTGTGACATTATCCCAAGCAGCAACAAAACCTATTGCAGTAACTCCAGTACTTACTTGTTGAGTAATTACTGAATCTACTGCATAAGTTGTTGTACTAGTTGCTGAACCAGTCAATTTCAATGCTTTCATCGCACTTACTTCGGCAGTTTCTAATTTTTCTACAGCACTTCCACTTTTAGTTGGATTTTTTATAATTCCAATTCTAGCAAAATCATTTCCTATAATTGTATCTGGATTTGTAGAATCTGTAGAAAATCTTGAATAAACTAATGCCCTATATGCACCCAACTCTCTATAAATATCATATCCGTGACCACCTTTTGGTGGAACAATAACTTCAAATGTAGCATTTGTTCCAGTATTACTTAAATTTTGTGTTATTGAAGGTGCTCCTGGTTCAAATTTGATTATACCTTTTGTGTATCCAGTTCCACCATCACTCACAAAAATATCAGAAACTTTCCCAAAAGAATCTACCGTAATTGTTGCCTTTCCTCCAGTCCCATCTCCAAGAATAGGAATATTTGTAAAAGTTTGAGAAATTGGACTATACCCAGAACCTCTATTTTTGATATTAATGATTTCTATTTTTCCATCAATTGCATTATTTTTTGTTGATATACTCTCTCCGACTGTTCCCCAATCTTCTGGAACTGGAATAAACTCAATAGAATCAAATTTTACAATTTCTGATGGTTTAATTGTATAAAGATATTTCCAAATATATCCATCTCCACTAGTTCCTGCTGGTCTTGGTTCCAAATCAACAAAAGTTGGTTGATCTACAGATGGCCTACCTCTAGAATTTTCTGGATTTGCTCCATTTTGTAAACAAATATAAACCCTCAAATCTTCATTAATTACATAATAATTAGCATCATACAATGAAGAAGAGTTTGTAATTGGTGATAAATTATAGATTGAATAATCGTGCCTATACATCTCATAGCTTGAACCAGATTCCCAGACAACCTTTCTAATCATTCTTCTCACATCACTCTGAGTCACCTTTTTCATTGATATGATGGTTTCTTTTATTTTATTTTCTTCTTCAAAACCATCAAGTGGTGGTGGGGGATTTGCTCCCCACTCGGCAATTCCATTTGCTTGTGGATTTAGAGCATTTGGTTGTCCAATGAAGGTATAATATGTATTGCTGGTGTTTCCAACTGCAATAAGACTTTTAGTAAAAGTCTCAGCATTCATAACTCTAAATTGGTCAGATATAATCGCAGGCATTTTATGAAAAATACTTTTTTTTATTTATCTCTAAATTAAACCACGAGTTCTATAAACTTCTGGTGCAGTTGATAATCCAATCAATCCGTTTCTGGTATTTGCATCAAATTGTTTTGGATTTTCTCTTGCTCTATTTTGATAATCATATATTTGACCCCAAGTATATCTTCCATAGAATCCAGTAGTATTAATTCCTGTACTGATTGCTTTATCCACTCCACCAGGAACTACAATAAAATCACACCTAACAGTCACAATACCAGTATTGGTATTAGAAATTACGTTTTCTACTCTATATAATCCATCAATAGTGTTTGTGGAAACACCAGAAGAACCAACAATTATTCCAGTTGATGTTGTAATTCCAGTAAGAGCATAACCAGTTATTACATTACTATCAAAAATTACAAAATAATCACCAACATTTAACTGACTACGATTAATTCCAAATACATTGAGGGAAGAATAACCAATACCTAAAAGACTATTGTTATAATTTTCTGATTCTAAAATAAATTCAAGTGATGATTGTCCAATTCCTATAGTGTTGATTCCAACAATCTTACCAAAATCACCTTTTGCTTTTATTGAAATAATTTTTTCTTTATTTGGTTTAATGCTTTCAAAAATAACAGGTGGTGCTGTAGTTTGAGAGTACCCAAAACCACCATTTGTTATAGTGACTGATGAAACAGAGTCATTCGTTGTAGTTGAAGTTGCAGTTGCTCTATTATATGATGGATTAGCATACATTACTGTTCCTGCAACCCCAACAACAATAGTTATGGAATTGGAATTTAGATTTGGTATATAAACTATATCTTTAATCGGATTATTTTGGTTTGTTGTTCTCTTCTCCCAATAAGAAAGATTTAATGAATAGTACAAGTCACCATTAGTATCTAAAATAACGTAAATTCCATCAAAATATTTAATGTTCTTAATATTTGTAGAAATATTTAAATTTTGAATCAAAGACCAATTTATGCCAGTCTCAGATGTTGCTATAGTTGAATTATTTCCAACAACTATAAATTTAGAACCATCCCAAATAACCTTATTTAAATTTTCATTAGTAAATTTAGTAATAGATTTCCAAACATTTTCAGTTATTGAGTAAGAAATTCTACCATTATCTCCAACTGTAACAAATAATGAATTATTATTACTTATACTGTTTAAATTATTTTCTGTATTAAAGTTATTTTTTATAAATTGAGTGGAAGCAGTCCCAACAGAAGAAAAAATATACGTAGATCCAACTGCAACAAAAGTATCTTTTGTTGATGAGTATGAAATATCATTAAACTCACCATTAAACAAACTTTTTTCTGTCTCAATCTCATCATTTAAATCAACATTACTGGAATCTGAAAATATTCTTTGTACCAAATTATATTCAGTCCAAGAAGACAATCCAACAGATTTGATAATTTTTCCAGTATTCCCTACAGCAACATAAGTATTTGAAGTTGATGCAAAAGATATTGAGTTAAATGATACTGTTGTGCCAAATCCAACATTAGAAGTGGTCCACAATTTGCCATCTTCACTAATTCCCAATAGACTACTGCTTCCAATAGCAACAAATTTATTTCCATAAATGACTGAATTAAAACTAAAAGAAGTGTTTATTCCAGTAGTTTTTTGCCAATTATAAATTGGATCTTTTTTAACTATAAATGCCGAAGATATAGAAATATCTGGTTGACTTGAAGGTTCATATCCAGAACCACCACTAGTAATTGAGACACCAGAAATCGTTGATGCTGCTGATACTACAGCCGTACCAGTGGAAATTGTAAAATCTTTATTTGATATCAATACAACATCTCTTAGTTCTTCTTTTAAATTTAAATTTTCATCTATAGAAAATAAAGGAAATGCATTATTTACATAAATTTTTGTATCTGTTTTTGATACTGATTTAATTATTTGAGTTTTTGGAGTTACCCTTGATTTTAAATCTGGTCGTTGTTTAGAATATAAGACCCCATTAATAATTCTATCTTTTGTTTGTTTTGTCCATTTTAATGGTCTTGATTTTTTTGGATCAGTATTTATTCCCAAACTATCATAAGTAAAAGTATCAAACTGATCTGAAGAAATAATCTTTTTAATTACTCTTTCAAATTGTTCTCTTTGTGTCAGTTCAAATTTGTTTTGTTGTATTTGAATTATATCTCCTTCTTTTAATGTTTTTGGTGGGTCAACTTGGTCTACGTCTAAATCTGAACCTCTATAGAATAAAATTAAACATTTTGAGTCTTTTTTTGGTGCTTCTGTAAAGATTATTCTGGAACCAACTATTTTATAAGATAAATTTGGAACTTGTATAATATCGTTAATAAACACAAAGAAATTATTCTCAACTTTTAAATCTGATAATGGACTTGTTTTTAATGAAATTGATTCTTTATCTATCAGCAAATCAAATTTTCTCTTTGTTCCTGTAAAATATTTTGATGGATCATCAAATTTAATAAATTGGCCAGGATAAAACCCTCCAAATTTATCAGTAAATGTTTCTTCAATAGTAATTCTAAATTCACTAAAACCAGCACCAACAGTTGGATTGGTTGTAATTCCTGGAACAACTAAAATTTCACCAACTTTATAACCACTTCCTGGATCTTCTAAAGTAAAACCAGTTACACTGGAACCATTTCCAACAATTACTGATACTTTTGCCCCTTCTCCACTTCCTGTTGAAATTCCTGCATAAGTTGTACTCAAATCACTATAGTTTGGTGGAATTGGTATGTTTATTTGTGGAAGTATATTTGTAGTATAACCAGTTCCTGCATTTACTATGCTCAGAGAAGTTACCGTTCCTCCAGTACCGATTGTCGCAGTAATCGTAGCACCAGATCCAACTGTTGAAGCAATACTAATCACAGGAGCAGTTCTATAACCACTTCCTGCCCCAGTTAAAGAAATACTTGATATTGTGCCAGCAGAAGAAACAGAAACCGTTGCAGAGGCACCTACAAGGGGTTGATAACCAAAACCAGTAGTAATTGCAACTCTAACTATTCTTCCAGCATTTGGAACTCCACTGATGAATTTGATCGTATTGTTGCCTGGTGTATCTATTTTAAAATCTTTTTCTGCTACTTGGGGGATGTTGTTTATTAAAATAATTGGATTGTTGTTTATATCAGTAGAACTATTAGTATTTGTGTAAATTCCAGATATTATTTCATTATCGGTTTTCAAAGAAAAATTAAGTCTTCTGATATTAAATGTGGTAGTTGCTATTCCCACATAAACATTATGATTTGGAGAAATTCCAATACTTCCAATTCCAATTGAATTTATAACTGTATTTAAATTTATTAAAAAAGGAGTAGAATACTCTAAATTTAATGTATCACCAATCTCCAAACTAGTAGTGTCTATTCCTGATATACTATCTTGACTATCATAATTTAAAGTGCCTGTTCTTATTCCTAAATTTTCTGCTTTTCCCGTAAAATCTAAAGAAATGTCATCAATAACTAAATTTTTGTCAGTGGTGTTTCCTGGGTCAAATCTTCTACTAAAATATCTTCCTTGAAAATTTGAACTAACTTTCAAACCTTCTTGTCCTATTTTTCCATAAGGAGGAGTTGAAAAATAAATTTTTCCCTTTTCAATGTTATAGTCACCTCTATAAACTTTAATCGTGGATGATGAAGTGTGTGCTCTTATTTCACTTCCATATTGACCTCTTTCTACAATAATGTCATTTGTTGAATCAATTCCAACTGCTCTGACATTCATATATTCAGAATCAATTTTCAAAACATCTAAAGAAGTTAGTGAAGAAATACCTGAAGTCACATATATTGTATTTCCTAATCCAACTCCAGATGATAAAGAAAAAGTAAGATTTTTTCTGTATAATGGAGTTTGAATAATATTATCAATTGCAATTAAAGAACTTGCATTTGGATTATCAAATGCAAATGAATGTGTCCCTACACCCAATTGACTTATATCAAGTTCTGATGCTGTAGAAAGTCCAGAAACTTTAAATTGGTCATCATTTAGTTTGTCTATATACAAAATGTCAGGGAGTATATCTGTTCCCAAAAGTGTTGGTGAAACAAATAAATTATCTGCTGGTGTAGAACCACCAATATGTGTTCCGGCAATACTTATTATATCTGTAGGAGTTGATGATGTGCTTGTAGTTCCAACACCAACAACTCCTATTGAATAATTTCTCCCACCATTTGCAACAGTTACTGAACTAATTTTCCCAGTAGAATCTCTTGATATATTGAATGTTGCCCCAGAACCAACACCAACTATTGTAGTACCAGCAACACCAGTATATGATGCATTTGCTGCTGATACGATTGCTGTACTTGAAACTTTAGAAACATTGAATGATAATGTGTGAGTTGGATTTTCTCCTCCAAGATAAGTTCCAGCAATTGAAACTGTATCTGCTACTCTATATCCTCTTCCACCATCTTTGAGAATAATTGAAGTTGAAATTGGATTTCCTGCTGGTGTTCCATCATATGTAATCCAAACTTCAAATTTTGCATCCGTTCCAATTCCATTTGTTGTTGATGGAATTGGATTACCAAATCCATAAATGCGACTTAATGCATTTGGTATTAGAGTTGATACACCAGTAATTGTAGTACTGATTGCTACATTATATCCATTCTCAAATATTGCACTTCCAATACCACCACTCACTCCCATTATAATTCCAGCACCGTATTCTTTAGTTACAAATTGTGGCTCCACTAAAGACGTGGTTCCAATTCCAATTTTTTCACCAAGTGTATTTGTAACTGGAAAATAACCTTCACCTGGATTTACAATTAAAACCGAAACAATTGAACCATTACTTGGGTGATCAATTATTGGATAGAATACTCCTTCAATTGTTGGAGTTGTGGTATTTTCAATTTCAATTTTTGGAGGATCGGTTGATGCATATCCTGCTCCACCATCAATCACTTCAATTTTTGATACAGAATATTTATCTCCATCAAAAATTGGAAATAATATTGCACCTGACCCTGGAACTGTTCGCATTATTACAAAAAAACTACTCTTTTATTCTTATATTTATTGGGTATTGAAAAGTCAATGATTTATGGAACTGAAACTGTACTTAAAACTCCTGTATTGCTTACTATTAGTCTATATTTTGTTCCATTTTCAGCAGTAAGAATTACGCCAGATGAAGTATCAATTCCAACTCTAGCATCACCTTGAACGTGAAGTTTTGATGTTGGTGCTGTGGTTCCTATACCAACAAGACCTTTAAAATCTGTTATACCTTGTGTTCCATCGTGTCTAGTACTTAGAGTGTTGTACATATCTGCAGTATCTGGTGCTCCAAATGAACCTGCAGATCCACTTGGTGGTTTTACATTAAATCCAGTAATACCACCAGGAGATAAAATATTAAGAAATCCAAGTCCATCAGTTCCACCATTAGTAAAAAATCCACCAAATGCATCTCTTGTGTTAAATATAAATGATGATCCATTTATATGAATATCACCATTAGAAACATAAACACTTCCTATACCAACATCAAGTGCTGCTTTTGGATTTGTAGTTCCAATACCAACAGAACCAGAAACATAAACACCACCAGTGACTTGAAGTGGTTGTGATGAGGTTCCAGTCACTGATGTAGAACCAATCAAACAGTTTCCATAAAGATGATTAATCAAAACCCTACCATCAGTGGAAACACCAACTAAAGGTATTCCGTCATTGTCATTTATATTAAAAAATACTCCTGTGTTGTTTGCCATTTTTCTTTAATGCCTTTATTGATTTATATTGTTTCCAACTTGATTTGTTGGGAATAGTCTTGAGAACTTAGAACTTGGAGACCACAAAATTCTTACTGCACCTTGAGCTCCATTTCCTCCAAGAGTAGAACTTCCATTTTCTCCTCCTCCACCACCTGCACCATAATTCCCCCCTGGACTTCCATTACTACCATCTGTTCCTGTTGTTCCATCAGAACCACCAGAACCACTTGTTCCTCCAGAATTTAATGCACCTGTTCCATTTTGTGATAATCCCAATAATCCCACTCCACCACCACCAGAACCAAGTCCTCCACCACCTGCTCCTGCACCTCCAGAACCATTACCTCCAGTTGCTGATGAACCATTTCCTCCATTTCCTATGTATCCTCCTGCTCCTCCTCCTCCTCCACCAGAGGTCAATGTACCACCTCCACCATTACCGCCATTACCTCCTCCTATATTTCCACCAATCGTACTTCCAGAACCACCGGAAGCAGAACCTCCAGTACTATTTGTTCCACCACTTCCACCATAAGCAGTCACAATTCCAGTAATTTCGGAAGTCCCACCAGAATTTCCATTTCCACCATTTCCACCATTTCCACCATTTCCTACAGTAATGTTTAATACTTGACCTGGAGTAACTGGATAGTCATTAATATATCTCAGTCCTCCTCCTCCACCACCAGATCCTCCATTCCCACCTTGACCTGCTCCACCACCTCCTCCTCCAGCAATTACTATTGCTGAAATTTTAGAAACTCCTATTGGCACAGTAAAAGAGTTAGACCCAACTACAGTAAATGTACTGGAAAACCCAGAAAGTGAAAGTGTGCTTGTTCCAATTAACAACGAACCATCTATTGTTGATGATTGAGTAATTATAAAACTTGAAGCAGTTATAATTCCTGTAGTATTAATGCTTGAAGTTGTACCTAAACCAACTGCTGTAGATGCTGTACCAGTTAAGTTACCTACAAAACTTGAAGCAGTTATAATTCCTGTAGTATTAATGCTTGAAGTTGTACCTAAACCAACTGCTGTAGTTGCTGTCCCAGTCAAATTGCCTACAAAACTTGAAGCAGTTATAATTCCTGTAGTATTAATGCTTGAAGTTGTACCTAAACCAACTGCTGTAGATGCTGTACCAGTTAAGTTACCTACAAAACTTGAAGCAGTTATAATTCCTGTAGTATTAATGCTTGAAGTTGTACCTAAACCAACTGCTGTAGTTGCTGTAGTTGCTGTTCCAGTTAAGTTACCTACAAAACTTGAAGCAGTTATAATACCAGTAGTATTAATGCTTGAAGTTGTACTTAAACCAACTGCTGTAGTTGCTGTAGTTGCTGTTCCAGTTAAGTTACCCACAAAACTTGAAGCAGTTATAATACCAGTGGTATCTACGTTAATAATAGAACTTACATTATTAGCCGTAGTTGCTGTACCTGTTAAGTTGCCTATAAAACTTGAAGCAGTTATGATTCCGACAACATTGATGTTATTTGCGGTCAAAAAACCAACAGTGGAAATACCATCAGAAACATTTAAACTTGTTACTGAGGCAATTCCCCCAATTACATTAGTTGAAGTAGTTGCAAAAGAAATTGTATTTGTGATATTTGTCCCATCACCAATTGCTGTATAAATTTCTTGAAAATTACTATTAACCTTTACTGCACCTTGAGACAAAGTATCTCCAGTACCATCATTCGGTGTAGTTCCAGTAAATATCCCTAGTCTTGCCATTAGGTAATGAAATTCTTTTGATTATTTATGACTTAATTTGAATCAAACTTGAATATGGTCATATCAAATCTCATAATTGTATTTGAATCAAATTTATTGGAAACATTATATGAAAACGCATTATCCACTTCAGTTGTTGCAGAACCAACTGGTGTTTGAGATATAATTGATTGGTTGTAAAATACTCTTTGACCAGTTTGGAAATTATGACTCTTTAGATTGATTATATTATTATCTAAATTCAAAATTTGGGAAGAATTAGAATTGAATTCACGATAATATAATGGTACTTTTTCCGAACTAATTCCAGATGTGAGTTCAAATGATGTTTTACCTACGACTTTATTTCCAGGTAATTTTCTTCTAATTGATACATCAGTCGTATCAATTCCCACTTGCAAACGATGAGGTAAATTTATTCTGATACTGTTAATTCCAATTTCATCAACTAATGTTGCCTCTGGAATTAAAAATTCAGAATTTCCAATATAATCACCTATTTTTAAATTTTCTGTGGAAATTCCAACATAATATTGATTTAGAGCATTAAATGTTGCTGTGGTAGTTCCTATTGAAATGTAATCATTTGACCCATCAAACTGATCACTGATGTCATTCATCAATAAAACTTTATTTGTTTTATTTAAAATATACTCTTTGAGGGGAACCCCAAAGATAGGACCAAAAGTTCCAACTCCAGCAATATTTCCTTCTTCTGCACCTACATTAATTCTTTCAATTGATCCATCTTCAAATAAATTATCATCATCTTCTAAAACTAATGTAAAATTATTTTTAGTGTAAAGTGACTGGATATTATCCATCAAAACACTAAGATTTAAATCATTACTACTAATTCCAACTTTTACATTTGAAGATGGAATACTCACAATATCTAAATCGGAAAATTCTTTAAATCCTGATGGATGAATTAGAGATTTGATTGGTTCTTTCCACTTATCATAAGAAATCTGACTCTTAATTGCATAAGAAAATCTTTGATAATAAAAATTATCTGAGAGTCTTTGTAAATAATCATTCAAAAATCCACTTTGATTTTTGCTTTCATTTACTTTATCTCTTGAGACACCTAGATTTGCTTTTAAATTAAATTTATTTACGTCTTTTACTGTTCCATTTAGTAGTGATTTTTCACCTTTTAATTTATTTCCAACTTCTAGTTCTCCTTTTGCATCTACCATTCTCAATTGGTTAATTTCATTATCCCAACCATTTTCTGCAACTTTTGCAGAAAATACTGAATTTCCTCTATTATCATATCCAAAAACATTTTCTCCAGAAATATAACTCAAATCATCAACCAAATTCATTTCAAACACGGCCATATCTTTTTTATTCACTACATAACCATATCCAAATCCATTTTCATAATTTGATTCTCCATTATTTTGATTTAAATTCAATGAATCTTTAACACCAGTCATACTAAAAGTGACAGTAAAATTTTGAGAACTCACTGAAGTTACCGTAAAAAATCTATAACTATAATCTTTGGAGTTTATATTATCTTTAGTTCTATCCACTTGCCTGCAGTTTTCTATGAAAATTTCATCACCTTCAGTAAATGGAAATACAACATCAGTTGTTCCATAACCAGTTGTAATTAGTGGAAATAATTCTGAATTATTAAGAAGTTCTAAAGTTACAGTAGAACCATCATTGGAGGCAACAACACTATCAATTTCATAACCATTGGAATTTCTTATAGGTACAATTCTCAATGGAGTTATCAAATCATTAGTATTCTCAACAATATCAACACCAATTACACTACCACTTTGCAATTTGGCCGATAATTTAATTTTATTATTCCCCAAAACTTTTAAAGTAGGTGCAGTATTATATCCATTTCCTCCAGTTATAATACCAACATATTCTATTCTTGAAATATCTCCTATTTGAGCAACAGCAGGAACACTTAAAAAAGGTTTTAGTGTAGTATCACTTGGATAATCAAATCCATCTTTTACTCTTTCTAAATTTTCTATTTTTCCAATAGTAGAAGATTTTGCTTCTAATGCTGCACCTTTTCCTGATGTTGTAGTAATTGAAGAAATTTTTGGAATTTTCTTATATCCTCTTCCTCCAAAATTAACTCTAAGATTTGATATTGGACCAACAACATTTTTTGAATCAGTATCATAGTATGATGTTGATAATCCAGAAATAAATGTGAGTGGTTCTGGAATAACGTTTAAATTAAATTTAAACTGCGAATTTCCTGTTTTTATTATAGAATGGTAAGTGTTAATATTATTTGGGATTATTTTAATTTTATTGAATCCATTTACTTCTTTATCTGAAGACAATTGATTTTTTTCATCTTCATTTTTAGAAAGTGAAATTAAATTATAATAGATTTCAGTTGGCAAAGACAACTTGGTATTCAATTCTTTGACTCTATTAGTGTCATAATTAAGATATTTGAATGTTTCTATTTCTTTACTAAAATTGGAATCTGCATATAGTCTCAAATCCATATTTGAAAGACTACCATCAGTTAAATCAAAGGATATTATATTTCCATTTAAAATATTGATTGGTGGATTGACGAGAGCAAAATTGTGAGTTAATCCTGAACCAACAGAAGTCAAAGTAATTGCAATTCCAACATTAGCATCATATTGATAACTTGATAACTTAATTTTATCTGGATTTTGTTTTAAAACATAATACACAGCATTTGTAGATAATCCACCAACAGAAGTTTGGTCATTAGTATAATAAACAATCTTATCTCCTGTTTTTAAATTATTTCCAGGAATATTAATTTCATTTGTGAGTGTGTTTATTCCCGATAAGGGGTCAAAATCAATAAGTTCTGTAGTTATTTTTCTAATTACTTTGTCGTATCTTAATTTTATAGTATTTGTGTTACTTTGTTCAAAATTAAATTTAATATTGTCACCTGTTTGCAAACCGTGTGTTTGAGAAGTTGAAACGACTACTGAATAATTATTTACTTTCCCCTTAATTTTTTCATATTGAGTTGTCAAAGAATGAGCCAAACCAATATTTTCAATAGGACTTCTAAAATATAAAGAATTTTGTGTCGTTCCAATTCCAGTACTAGTAGTAAATCCTAAAGTAGATAGACCAACATAATCTTTTCCTAAATTAACTGTATATACTGTTTGGTTGTTTGCTAATCTAAATGTTGTTCCTGTCCCAGTTTCAGAAACCACAATGCCATTTCCAACCAACCCAACATTATAAGTAATAGATTGTCCAGTATAAAATTTATGACTTGGTATGTATATTGAACGACTTGGAACAGTTTTATCGTATATTTTCCTTGAAAATGTCAATAAATTTGTTGATATCCCACCACCAAGAGTGTGGTCTGGTGTTATTGTAATTGAACCAATCCCAATTGATGTTATAGTTGTGTTATTTTGAATATTAGTCCCAAATACATAATCACCAATTTCCAATAAAGTAGTATTTACACCAACTGTGCTGAGACCTGTTGCATTTAAAGTTCCGAAAGCAGTTTGAAATCCGACTATGTTATAATAAATTGAACCAGTTGTTCCAATTCCAATCGTATTGCTTGGATTGAAATAAACAGTTTTATTTTCAACTATATCATCTTCATATTTTTGAGTTGAAAATGTAAATGTATTTGGCAACAAAGTTACAGTTGCAAATCCTACACTGTGTATTCCAGAATAATTATCAAATCTATTTACGTATAATTTTGATTCCGTTGAAGAAATGTTGATTATTTTTAAAACTTCTGTTCCTATTCCTATAAAATTATCAACTTCAAATCCAGATACATCGGTAACTTTAACGTATGTTGTCACTCCAGTAACTGATTGACTCTCTAGGTTTTCTACTAATCCTGCACTGTTTTGGAAAACATATATTTTTTTAGTTCCTTCCAAATGATTAAATTCACTTGATGACAAATTGGATATAATGATTTCATCATCACTAATTAGATTATGTGGTTGATTTGTAATTCCTTTTATTGAAACACCCTTTGTGATGAAATTTACATCAGTAAATGTTAAAATTCCAACCTGTACATTTGATACGTTTTTTCCTTTTATCCTAGAAATCTCAGCAGAAACTGAATTTCCACCAGAAGATTTACTGTCAAATTTAATTAATTCTCCTACTTTATAATTATCACCTGGTTCAAAAATAGAAATTGAAGTTATACCAGAAGAACTTATATCTTTAACAATAAATTCTTGTTTATATTTTGAATCAATTTTATCAATTAAATCATAAGAAGAATTACTTGAATTCAAATAATAAGGTCCAATATTTCTAACAATATCTAAGGATTCAAAATTAAAATCTTGATTAAATAACGGATTAAAATTTTCTTCTATTGGTAAATCTTTAAAATTCAAAGGTACTGTATATGGATACTGTGGTTCTTTTTCATCATTAGAAATCGTTGAAAAGTAACCATAGTTAATATTTGGTAAATTTTTGTCATTAATAAACATTCCATTATATTCATCTAAATCTCCAGTTCCCCTATCATAAAGATAATCTTGTACAAAAAATCCTGATCCAAAATTGGGTCTCAGTTGATTTGAAATTGAAATTCCGATTTCACCAGAATTTTTTAGTTTATAGCTTGATTGTAATAATTTTGACTCACCATTAACTTTTCCATATGGTCCAAAAATTGGATTTCCATCGTAAGCCCACCCTAAAATTTTATATGGATTTTGATTATTGTCTGGTAAGATTTCATTATTATCTTTATCAATAAAATTATTAACTTTAAATCTTAGATTTTTTGGTGGATAAAAATGAATAAATTCCAGTGTTGTTTCGTTGTTTTTACTAGGTACAATTAAACCCCCATCATTGGGTGAAATAATTTTTTTGTTTTTTTCTACTTGATTAATTTTCCATTCAAAAATATTGGCACTAAATCTTGCACCTAAACCTCTTCTTTGAATAAGTAACGTAGTCTTTTCATCATAACCTATACCAGAATTCAAAATATTAATACTTGTTATTTTTCCATTTGTTACAATTGGATATAATTCTGCATATTTTCCTTTGCCAAATATCTTTATATCAATGTCTTTCCCGTATCCTCTACCAGAGTTTAATATTTGAACATCAACAATAGAACCATTCAACAAAACTGGTTTTAGAATACATTCAGAAAGAATACTGAAAATTCCAACTCTAGGTTTTCTGTGATAATTTAATGTATCAGGAGAACCATAATTTTTTCCATCATTTGTGATAAAAACATTTTCAATTGATCCAAGAACTATCGGTTCTGCCGATGGTGAAGTTGCAATTCCAGAAACGTGTTCAATTTCAATTTGAATTGGTGGATATGAGAAAATGTGAGTTCCTACCCCTACAGAAGAAAACCTAACATATTTTTTATTATCATAATTAATTCTTTGATTTTCAGAAGATCCAAAAACTGATAATTTAAATCTATTGCTATCAATTACAGTAACATAATAATTTGTTTGAGTTGATAATCCAGATATTGAAGTGCCACTTGTGGAGTATATTACTACATCTTCATTTTTAAAATTGTGTTCTTTTGCAAAAATATAATCATCAAATGTGTTTATTCCATTATTTTGGTTATTTGATGATAAATCACTTGGTATTTTGACCGATCTATTTGAATAATTTTTTCCTTTTTCTTTTACATAAATTTTTGTGATTGTATTTTTTGAATTTAAGGTTTTTAAAGAGTGTATTCCTGAACCAATCCCAGTGAAAGTAATAGGACTATTTTTTCCTAATGCATTTTCCTTAGTTTTATATAATTTCAGTTGTGTTGCACTTACTATACCTACGAAATAATTTGAATTGTTTATTAATGGTGATATATTTCCATTAGAATCATTAATATAAGATACTTCTTCTCCGTCATCAAAATTATGATTAGTCAAAAACTGTATTGTGCTTGATCCAATGCTGATGGCGGAACTTGGTTTAAATTTTGATACGATTTTAGTTTTTACTAAGTTTGACTCTAAAACTGCTCCTGATCCATTTCCTCCAACTAAAGTAATTTTTGGTTTTCTTGGATATCCAATTCCAGGATTTAATAATATTACTTTATCCAGACTTCCAGATAGATTTGCCTCTACTGATGCACCAGTGCCATAAATATCATCAACTTCTAAACCAGAAAAATTAATAACATCATAATCCTTTCCTGAACTCTCAACAATGACTGAATTAATTTTTCCGTAGTAAATATTTTCATCATAAAGAGTCGGTGAAAATATTTCAACACCATTGATTAAAATCCCAGTGGCTTTATCTATAGTACTTTTATCATTATCTGTAAAAAATTTATTTAATTTTTTAACTAAATTAAATTTTTTAAATAATTTTTGATTACCTAATGATTTATTTTGAAAATCAAATTTAACAAAATAATCACCATCAACATTATTTTTTATTGGGACATAAGTTTTTGAGAATAAATCAGAATTACTATATGACAATTTTACTTGATTGTCATTTACTTTTGTTACAAAATATGCAGAAGTTCTAATTCCAACATTTCCAGATTTTTGAATATAATATATTTTTTCACCAGTAAATAAATTGTGATTAGAACAATTTAAAATTGTAGTTGAACCCGTACTTACATTTGCAGAAACAAATGTTTTTCTATCGGTTGCATAAATTTCATAATTGGGGAGTCCAGAAGAAGCAACATAAAAATTTTCACTATTATAATCAATGTAGGTATTCTGAATTGAAGATGGAAAAATAGAAACATTTGGAAAATAATTTTGATCACTAGAAACTTTATTAATGATTTTTGTTAAATGTGTTTTTTTGAATGTGCTTGTATTTGGACCTTTTATTGATATAAAAGGTCCAAATTCATTAAAACCAAATTCTTCAATACTTACTGTAACATTTTGTACATCTACTAAATCTGGATTAGATAATACTACTTGGTCTCCAATAGATAAATTAATGTTTTCATACAAATATATTTTACCTGTATCTACTGATTTTATGAGATGCGTTGTTGGTACATTATAAATCCATTGATTGAATTCAATTCGGTCATTTAAATCAATACCAAATGAAGATAGTTGTATTTTATCATTTACTCTTAAATTTGATGTTTCTTTATAATCAATATCATTAATAATGTTAATCAATCTGAATTCAATTTTTGATCCGTCATCCAAATATGTGTATAAGAAATTTTCTTCAATTATTTCTGCACCATAATCTAAATCAATTGTTAGACCACTTACGTTTAAAAATTCATTAATTGTTTTATCGGTGTATGTTAAAACAATTGGATTTGAAAGATTTTTTGGTTTAATCAATAAAGTTCCAGATTTTTTAAATCCAATTGTAGAATCAACTAAAATAGAAGTTGAATTTTTGAATGTATTTTCTAAAACTTTTGTTTTCTTAGTAGATTCAAAGTTTAATATAAATGATGTACGATCTAAAGAAATTTCATAAAAATCCTTGGTGATATAATTTTTTTGTGCAGTTTCGTCAAATCCAACCGAATTGTATATAAAATCTCCAGAATTTATTGGTCTATATTCAACATTATAAATTGATGCACTTGCTGTTTTATTATCTAAAGTTGATTGAAATATTGTTTTTCCTTTTAATTCTTTTCTTAAAGTAGAATCCGAAACTTTAAATGTGGAATCTCTAATTATTTGTTCAACTAAAATATTTTTAGTTATCAAATAATCATTTGATGATGGAGAAATTAAATAGTCTTGTGGTTTAATGACAGATATTGACTCATTAAAAAGAACACTAAAAAGAATTTTAAATGAAGTATCAGTTCCTTTTGTAGTATAAAAATCCTTTGCTCTTGATAATATTGTTTGTAAATTAATTCCAGTTGCAAATTGTCTATCTTCAAATCCAGGTAAAAATTGTGTTTTGAATTTTTTAAATAATTCCTGAAAAAATAAAATATTTAAATTAATTACCTGTGAATTTTTTGTATGGTCTGAAGTATCTGTTGAAGAAAATTTAAATAAATCATTTGTATTATCTTTATCTAATCCACAAAAACCACGAATACAACCAGTAAAAGAATTTGTTGTAATTCCCGTGTATGTAATAATTTCATTATCAATTTTCAATAAACCATATTTTTGGGGAAATCCAATTGTATGATTGACGAGAATCGTATCATCAAAAGACACAACATCAGAAGTGAGAGTACAAATTCCAACTGTGCTGTAAAATGTTTCGTTATTAAAATTATCAATGCTTTTATAATTTTGTAAATTAACTGTTAAATCAGTAACACCAGTCTGATGTTCCTGTGAAATATAATATTGCTCTAAAAATTCTTTGAACAGAGGAGATTCAGAATTTAAAAATTCTGGAATTTGTGATTCAATAAAAGATTGGATTTTTACTCTTTTAACTTCTGACATTTTATCTTATATAATTTCCGTTGTTGTAACTAGATGTGACTGGATATTCTGTTGCAGAGGTATTTTCTCCAGAAGTTATCACATCCTCTAGCATAGTTACTTTAAGTGTAGTAGTATCCATCTCTAAGTATATATCTTTCAAAGAAATGATATCATTTGATTCCGGAATTGCTTGAATTTGTATTCCCGAAGAATTATCCGAAGAAGTTATAATCACTGGATTTAATAATATTTCTCCTTTTTTGTAATTAACTTCTCCTGCATTATTTACTACAATGAATGGAACTCCATTCACAAGTCTAAAGAAAAAGATAGTTCCAACTTCATCTGTCCTTGGTGTATCACTTAAATATAATTTATCTGCTATATTTTTGACAGTAAATCCTGTAGATTTTATGTTATATCCTTTCCCATCAATTAACTTTTGAATATGAAATTGATTTCCAAAACAAAGTTCATAATTTGCAAGAGTATTGAGTGCTGGTTGTAAATCTCTTCTTATTTTTACTTTTGTGATATTTGAAGTGACTGCAGTGCTTGTGCTATCAATTAACGTTGAAACTTTACTATACTTAAATCTTCCACCAAAACTGTTCAATTCTGTTGATTTTGCATAACTCTTTAATGAATTAATAACTCTAGATTGTAAATCAGTAACACTTGAAGTTGAACTTTTGTCATAATATACAGAGGATTCCAATTCAACATACAAATATTTCAAATCAATAATCTCTGGTTGTATTCCTGCAATTGAATATTGCTTTAGTTGCTTTTTAATCTCATTTTTTGAGATTTGAGATAAAAATTTACCATTTCTTGGTTTTATTGAAATGTAAACTTTTCCATATTCTGGTGGGTCTAGTTCTTCTCCACCATAAGCAGTAACAGTATCTACATTTGGAAAAATAGATGGGATTAATCCTTTATAGTCATTTGCAGTAACTGCACGATACTGGGAGGCATAGACTCTTGGTCCAAGATATTTAATTGAATCAATAGACTCAATATCGTCACCATTTTCTGATACTTGAGTTGTGGTAATTAAAGAAATTCCACTTGTGATTGCTGTTTGATTATTATCAACTAAAATTCCTGAAAATGTAAAGTTAAAGCAACCATCACCTTCCTTTCCATTTGTTACAATATAGGAAACAAGAACGGTACTTCCACTAATTGGTCTTTTTCCTAAAATATTATCACCAAATACAATTTCATATTTCTCATCACTAACTTCTTGTATTAAAAATAATTTTGAAGTTTTGTCTACTTTAAAAATATTATTATATAACTCATATTTTTCATTTATAACATTTGTAACTTTCACACGAAGTGTGGATGTATCCACACTTGCATTTGGAATTAAAAATCTTTGATTTGGTTGCGAATCGTCAATTGTAAATGATTTAGTTAAAAATGTTCCTTCATAAATTTCAACATCTGTGAAATTTGCAAATCCATCATTTCCAACAACAACTGTTTTATCTTCTGGAATTGAAAAAATATAATTTCCCCCCTCCACAGCACCTAAGGCAACTACTCCTGCCTTTAAAGTAACTGTTTTTGAAATTAAATTACCACTAGAATCTCTAGGTGTGCTTACGGAAAAACTTATTTTTCCCTTTGATGCACTTTTTGATCTTGGTACATATCCGATATTACGTGCAAGAGAAACAACATTCTCCCGAAGAGTTGCACTATCAATAAAGGATTCATTCACCACCATATTGGTGTTAAATGCAGTAATGTAAGAATTATATGCTAAAATATCAATTAAAACAGAAAAATTAGATCCTTCAAAATCAAAATCTGTAAAATTTGCATTTGCTCTCAAATAACTCTTAATTTGAGTTCTTAAATCATTAAAATCTAAGTTTGTAAAGTTATTGAAGGACATTATATTCTAGTTGGTTGTAAAATAAACTCTATATTCTGTAGTGGTAATGGTAGTCCAACAATGTCATATACAATTTTAACGGTCAATTCATTATAATCATCAATTACTTCTACCTCTATATTATTTAATCTAATTCTTGGTTCAAAATTATTTAATACAGTTTCAATTTCTCTTTTTAAAATAATCTCTATTTCTTGTGTTGCAAGTTCAAACAAAGAAGAATTCACAGAGGTTCCCAATAAGTTATTGAAGAACCTCTCACTAATTTGAGTTTGAACTAAATTGAGAACAGATCTTTTAATTGCATCCTCATTTTTTAAAATTAAAATATCATTTGTAACAGGATGACGTGAAAAAGACAAACTAATGTCTTTAAAAGATCTTGAAATGCTAATTGGCATCTAAGATTAATTGTCTTTTATATATCTATAAGACTTTTCAGACAATTTTCCCATAGACTGGTTCTGTACCATAATTCCAATCATCATAATCTTCATCATTTCTGATCTTTTCGTGTAATTCAGTTTGTTTTTTAAAATCATGCTTTGGTGCATGATCGTGCATAATCTCCTGAAGTACTTTTTTTGTATTTTTTTGTTGATTGTAATCAGTAATGAGACTTGTAGTTCCCCACATTTCTCTCATATAATCTTTATTTCTATCAATTTGATAAAAAGACATTTGCAACTCCTGTTTTTAGTAAAACCGGAACTTTTAAAGAGGTTGCTATCTCTATTATTATTTAACGATCCAACTGACGAAGTTTATAATTATCCGAATTAAAATACTTCAACAATTCTAGTGCAACTAATTTTGGATTTCCTTCACCACAAGTATATACATCTATGGCAATACAACCTCTTTCCGGCCATGTATGACACGAAACATGACTTTCCGAAAGAGCAATTACAATCGTAACTCCTTGAGGATAGAAACAGTGCTGAAAAATATTTAAAATAGTCATTCCAGCACGTTCAATTCCACGTTCCATCACCCCCTGAAGAGAAATACCATCATTCAGAAGATTGTGTTCTATATCATAAACCTCCAAAAGAAGGTGATTGCCCATCGAAAACTGTTTCAACTCAATATCTTTAGTAAAAATTTATTTATTTTGATTTAAATTTGTAATTTCGTACATGTAATGATCAGATGTTTCGATTTTTCTTTTATTTTCAACCGAATATACTGTCAAATCAATTTCATATCCTGGATTTTTGTCAATTCTATTGAAAGTCCAGGCATTATCATACCAAATAATGCGATTGTTTGGATATGCATAGTAATTTCCAGTTTCCACCTTGAATAAATGAGCACATTTATGTTCAGGAGTCTCTGAAAAATTAAGATCAGTGACTCCTTTATTTTCCCATGACCAATCAAGGGTAAACATATAGCTCCCAATCACTTTTTTTCCATCAGGACGAATCAATTCTGCTTGCAATCCAGCAAGACGGGCACGTTTTTGAACATCAACATACGGTGAAAAGCAGTCCCAGTACATAAGATCCTCTAAAGGTTCTATTTCTGCATCTGGTTTCCAACAAAATGCGTGAAGAGGTCTACGAGTCCAATTCACGCCATTCTCAAGGAATGCCTCAAATAAAGGAACTCTTTTTTCAATACTAGCAACACAATGAACATCACATTTAGTTACTTCACCGTGACCTTTCTTGTGATTAAAAAGAAATTCATTACGAATATAACAGGACCAATCTGGAAGACTATGGTTTAAATAAGCCATATTTACCGTCCTTGACCTCGGTACTTCTTACGTGCCCCATTGCGACTCGTAGCAGCATATTTAGTATTTCTACCTTCACCTTGTCGAGTATTCTTCGGAATACTCTCAATCTTCATATCCTTCCGACTCTTTTGTGCCATTTTAGTTCTCCATCTAACGGTTTTTATAAGGGGGTTTTTATAAAGTCTCTCAAGCCAATAAAAATGCCTCTATAAGACGATACAAACCTTATAGAGACATTCTATCATAACGTTTCAAAGAAGGTCAAGAAATACCTTCTAGACACTTATCAGATGATTCGTGTCTTTTCGTGACCAACTCGAATCAAAGGGTCACACCAAATCTCATATCCTGCCTCTTTTGCATCAAGACAGAATGAAACATCCTCTCCACACATATCTTGAACTTCACCAGATTCAAAGACCTGCATCTTCGGAGCAAACCAAGGATACTCAAGATTCTCAAATACACCTTTCTTAATCAAAACCCATCCGAAACCTGTGTAATCCACTGTAAATGGTTTACGACGTTTCTGAATGGTCTCCAGTGTCTCGTGGTTCATTACACCACCATTGCTTCTGAAATCATCTTCCTGTAACCAATGGGCAACCGATGTGGTGTGACCATCTTCAGTGCAGTACCATCCAGCAGCAATCTCTTTGTCCATTGCTACAAGACGATAGAACTTCTCAGTATCAAAGACAATATCACTGTCAATCCAGAGTTGATAATCATACTGTAGTTTTCCATCCCAAGGAATCTGCTTGGGTCCTCTGAGAACATTTGCTCCAAGACATTTGCATCGTGCAAAGTTCACCATTGAACTGTAGTCTTGTGAAATTTGAATACTTGCACCATTCTGTACAAGATCAAAACACAACTGAACAAAATTCTTCAGATACAGATAAGATACTCCTCGTCCAGGCAAACAAAAGACAATTGATTTGCCTCGGATCATTTCTTTTGCTGCTTCTAAATTAAACTCTCCTTCCACAGGTCCTGTCGGAAGTTTTGCTTTTACCGTAAATCCTTTAGCCATAAAAAATAATTGCGAAAAATAATCTGTTCTTTAGTATTCTACCACCACAAATCATTCATTGCAATGGTTTTCATTCTTATTTAGAGATACTGTAATATCCCCATCATTTCCCCCAGATGTCCATACAAGTCCTCTGATAAGTTTCAGATTTTCCTGTAAATCATTCTGCGGCACTTGACTTAATATTTCATTTCCATTTACTGAAATATTATACGTATTCATCTTCTTCCACTTTCCTTAGAAGATCTTCAAGTTCTTCTCTCAGTCTATCATTGATTACTAAAATTTTATCGGTGTCTAATCTATGTTGAATTGTATCAATTATTAGATCTTTTTCGTAATCATCAATCTCCAGTCTCATTGTCATTTTTCTGATTAAATTCTAAACTTATATATCATTTTTTGTTCTTGTGCCCTCAACTTTTTTGGAAAAATTTTTTGGAAAAATTTTTTTATTTGAAAGACAATTACTCTCTCGTTTTCGGTTCGGTGTAGCCTTGAAGGACCCATTGATTTTATATAGGGGGCATCGGTTAGGTATAAGAATACAACAACACAAAATATAACTGTCAAACAGTGCTGTTTAATTATAATAAACGAACAATCACGAATAGTTTATATTCATTACTGTTTAATTCTAATACGAAACCTTATGGGGGGTTAGTATAAACGAACGGAGGGCATCAGTTTGTATCACGAACTGTGTATAACGAATTGTATAGCACAGGACGAAAAGAATAACAAACCTTATGGGGGGTTGTATAACGAACTCCTCCGAGAGTTTATGATACTCAGAGGACGACATCAGTTTATGTCAGAAACTGTGTACAACGAATAGTATAGCACTGTCTGATTGAAATAGCAAACCTTATGGGGGGTCTCAAACATAACGTTGCTATTATATTATTATACTATAAGACGAATATATTATAATACTATAAGCACAACGAATGATTATAACGAACTCTTATGTATAACGAACTCTCAGGACGAATGAGATTCTAACACGAATAGTTTTCCACAGGGTATAACGAACCTTCCACAGGTTTTCCACAATCACGTTCTGACTAATTACTAATACTCTCAATAAACGAATCTAATAACTCAACGGCATCATAACCTTGTTCTACTTTTTCGTCTAATACTTGACATAATGTCTCAATCTTTTTGCATAAAGGCACTCTCATTCTTTCAGTTGGTCCTAAATTCTTATACTTTTGGGGTCTCATTAGTTTTGTCCCGAAACTATGGTTATTTATGGGGGGTTTCGGGACAAAACTATAATGTCCCTGAAAAGTATTATAAACACTGGGATTCTGGGAGTTTTATAATATTCCCTCCCTCCCGACCCTATAAGTCTACCGCACAATGCCTGAGACTCACGAGTCACTGTGCCACTTCTCAAAGTGTCTGCGTCCTATGAGTCTTACGAGTAACTAATAAAATACTCCTGAGACTCATAAGATGTGTGAGTCTCAGGAGTTTCATTGTCTATATGTCTTGTGCCACCCCTAGGAGTGTCTGTAATGCCCTTGACTTTTTTTGGGTCTTATGGTATAATGCGGGCCTAGACAACAAGACCTGGAGGCATTTATAAGTGTCTAAAGATGATATAAAGAGGATATAAAGACTATTATAACACTATCATTATATCAACACAAAACACTAACATATGTTTTTTAATACATTTAATTTAATTATCAATTAAAACATTTTATCGTTATAAATGATTATTTCATCTTATGATTAAGTGTTTATCTCTACTAAAGCAGAGGTGAAAGTATCAATGATTGCTTCGCATAGAACTTGTTCATCATCATTAAACTCATACTCTTGCTGCTCTATACAATAAAGAAGAAGATTGATTTGATCTTCATTCAACCTTACAAATGTTTCAGTCATTGTGATTTAATAAGATGCAGATTCAAATAAAATGTTTTCTTTTCTTGAGAGTTGATCTACTTGATAAGACATTTCATCTCTTACACTCTTGTAAATCGTTTCATAGATTACATCATAACAATCTAGATTGATAAGAACTTGTTCTGCTAGATCATCATTATATGGATAAACAATTTCACCTGTATTGTGATCATAATGTTCCAGATCTTCTTTTACATTCTGCTTAGTGTAAATGACTGAGAAGATTGTTTCATTCGGATCAAGTTTTTCAAGTTGATTGATAAGATCTTTAACTGTTTGTTTCATTTAATTAGAGCAATCAGTTCTTTTTGAATGTTTAGGATTTCATCTACATTATCTTCTGATGTAAGATCAACAGGTGCAAACTCAGAAAGATTTACAGTGTTGTTTGTATGAATGGGGGCATAGAAGAGTTCTTGAGTATCAGGATCAATTGTATAAATGCACCCGTGGTTTTCTTTTTGAAGAATAATCATTGTTTCAGGACTCATTTTCAATTTCATTCAGAAGTTCAGTGAATACATCAATTGCTGCTGCTTGCAATCAGAGTTTTCACTTCATCAAAAGACTTACATTGTCCTGCTTTAATAGCATTAGTGATAAAGTAAGTCACAAAACCACATCGTTCAGTTTTGGGATCACAAATAGCATAACCAGGTTGTTTTGTTTGAACGTCAAAAACAGTTTTAATCAACATTGGTGATGTTTATGTGGATCAGATGAAGAGGAAAGAACTAGATGCGAGCAAGAGCATCTTTCTTTTGCTTGGGATTCTGTGTTTGTTTGATCCAGGTAGATTTACGATTGGAATTGATTTGCGAAGGAAGTTTTTGCTTACCTTGAACATCATTCACAAGTTGAATGAAATTGATAAAGAATTGCTTTTCCATCCGTTGAGCAGCAGTCATCTGAAGAGTTTGCATAAAGAATGAAGAATTGGACTCGGATGGGACCAGACCCCTCCACCTCTTTAATATACCACATCCAGGGGTCTGTGCTCATTTACTGTGCCAGTGCTACAGGTGGCACACGGTATAAGAGACTCAGGGTGAGATTACATCTCATTTACCATAAAATTAATTTGATTCTGATAGTAATTGATGTCTTCAGTAATGGATTCAATCACCTGAGATTGATGTTTCGGTGTATTGTCTCTTTCACTCTTGAGTTCTTTGATTCTTTGCATTAGCAGTTTAACTTGGTCTTCCATTGCTACTTTAGAGTTGAGAGAGATTATTGAAAACGGGAAGCAAACTTAATTGCGTCTTGTTGTTTCTTGTATTTTTTGAATACTTTGGTTACCCAGTAAGCATCACCTCGCAAAGTGTTTTCTTTGAACTCTTCAACCTGAACAATAAAAGTTCCATTTGAACCTTCTCCAATGAAAACTTTAATGTCACCAATTTGAGGAGGAATGTAAGTCATTTTCCTTTGCTTGTGTCCTCTTATTATAGCAGGTTTAGGGGTCTGTGCTCTTTTAGTGTACCAGTTCAGTAACCGTCCACAAACTCCTCGGTTGCATTCGGAATAGGAGTATCAATTAGATACACTTCACAACTATCAAATACTCGATAAAGTTCACCTTCATGCCAAATACCAACTGTTTCATTTACCCAATCACAAGCATAATCATTTGTTTTCCAATACTCAATCGAGTCTTCTACATCTTCAAGTAGTTGTGGAGTAGTTGGACGACACTTCTCATATGCGTTGGTAATTGCAATCTTTTCTGCATCCGGATAATCTTGAATATGCTCATTTCCGTAAGGTTTATGACTCTTAAAATGACTTAGAAAATGAATATAAAACCGCACATCCTCTTTGGTCAGACCAGAGAGTATTTTAGTATTGTAATTATCAGCATCGTTTTCCCATGAAGTGATGTGAAGTTGATAACCGGGAGGAATAATGTCCATTTGAGTTGCTTGTGTCCTCTTATTATAGCAGGTTTTGGGGTCTGTGCTCATTTAGTGTGCCACTAGAACAAGTGGCACACGGTATAAGAGACTAGAGTTGAGACAGTACCCACATCATCGCAGATACTTCTTCTTTAGTATTCCAACCACTTACATCTTCAGTCATATTTCCATTCGGTCGGAAGATTGCAACTTCATAAGTAAAGTCACTGATAACACCATACAATCCACAACCAGCAGGACCAGAAACTACACTAATCTCCCAACCATTGGAAAACTTATACTTTCCTTGAACAGCATTAGGAATATCATGCGGAACAAACGTAAGTTGATTAAACATTGGAATCTAGGGAGTGAATGAATTGAAGAAAGTTAGGAACTTTGTTGTTGTTGTAGAAACAATCAACTTCTTCAGGAACAACAATGTCTGGATGATGTTGATGAAGATAATTCATCAGAAACTGACCATACCGTTGTTGGTCTTCTACATCTAGATCCAGGTATGCACGATTCGCATTGTGCATAAAATCATCGTAATTCATTTTATTTCAAATAAAGAACTCAACCGAACCGCTTTGCACAAATCGGTCCAATTCCCATTTGCACAGAGAGAGGATTATCCAACTTGCGACCACAAATTGAACAAGAACCAGATTCGTGACCATAAATCTTCGCAAGTTGCAGAAGATTATCATTGGCATCCTCCAGAAGATTTTTAACATCATCGGAGACATTACCCATCAAAAAACCAGAAGTTGTAATCTTAGCAACGTATTGATTGTTTTCATAAACATAAACACAACCAATGTTTACACCTTTATTCACCGTGGAAAGAGTAATACCAGGCAGTCGCACTTGAAGTTTGCGAACATTATTCTGCACAGCATTATACATCATATTCACCAGTTTCAGATAATCTCCATCTTCTGCAGGAGTTTCAGAATCAATCACATCCTGAGTTGCAAGATAGTGCATCCAAGCAATCTGCTTTACAGAAACTTTCTTCTTCGACAGAAGATCACTTACAAAATCATTATACTTAATGTTATTTGCAAGATAATCTTTTGCATCATCCAAAGAATCAAACTTACTCTCAAAAGAGATTTCTTGACCCTTTTTAGTGATGGTGAAAGCAGTCATTTCTCTCATCTCTGAACTCCGTTCAGTCTACCATCTCAGAGGGGTCTGTGCTCTTTTAGTGTGCCACCACTACAAGTGGCACACCGTATCATTGGACTTAGATAGTCTGATGCGACAGTGCATACTTCACAATCTCAGTGCGATTGTTCTTATATTCAAGAATCAATTTGATGATTTGATTCATGTCATCATCAGATACTTCACATTCATTCTCTGCTTTTGCAATGATTCTGAAGATTTGTTCAATCTCAAAATCATCTGGAAACAGAATATTGCGGTGATTATCAATCTCAATAAAATAATCGACTGCATCAGCAGAAAGTTTCATTGGAATGTCGGAAGAAAGCATACCCAATGTCGCAAGACGTTCGGCAGCACCAACAATCCACATCACTTTCATTTCAGGAACAGTCAGGTACATTTTCATTGTGTTGGAGAAATAAAGAAAGGAAAAAAAGAAAGAAGGAGTGTTTAACTCACACACCACAGAGTTGCTTGGTAACAGAACCAGATGCTTGACGATTCAAAGAAACACCAGCACCTACGTTTGCACCAGAATAAGCACCAGCACCACTAGCACCATTCATCTTCTTGGAACGTCCGAATCGCATCGTGGAGAGTTTATTCTTCACTGCATCGGCATCATCGTGAACTCGGTTCTCTGCGAGTTTCATTTCTTTCAGACGTTCCGCAACTTTATCTGCAAATGCCTTACGGAAATTAAGTTTGAAACTACGAGAGATCACAGTTCCTTTGATGTCGCACATAATCTTTTCTGCTTTATGTGCAATATCTGCCTCTTTCTCCATCACCTGAACCAGGTAATCATAATAGAGTCGCACTTGGATTTGTTGTGCTTCACTACCGATGATTTGCAGAGACTTGGAATCACCATTCTTCATATATGCTTTTGCATCATAGAAGTTAGCAATCGCATTGGCAAGAGTGGTCAGTGCAACATTGATTCTCTTGAAAGAAACAAAAGACTCATCAAGAACTTGAGTTTCAGTTGCTTCGGTGATCGTAACACCATACTGCTTGCACAGTTTATCAATCATCTTAGCAGCAGCATCTGCCTCACCCTCAAAAGAAGTTCCATTCTGAAGTTTCAGGATGGATTGAATCTTTGCGATGACTTGCTGACGATCCATTAGGTTCCTTTGCTTGTGTCTCTGTATTATAGGGCATCTGGTGCCCCAGTGGGGGACTTTATGGACAGTTCAGAAACCGTCTTTCTCAACACTGGACTCAGGCAGAGATAGCATAGAGTTTGTTGAACTCATAAGCACCATCTTCACTCTCAAGTGCCTGATAAACAATCACATTCTCACCAGACAGTTCTACACTCCAATCAAGAGCATCTTCCTTTGCATCATCTAGATTATCATACCACTCAGCATCAATCAGGTCAAAAGAAGCAGGACAGGAAAGAAACATTAGAATCAGTGATAAATGAATTAAATCCACAGAGGGGAGAAGAATCTCCCCCCAAAATTAAACTCAGACAGCAACCGTAGCATTGGCAATATATGCTTCAATCTCATCATCATTCTCGGGACAATCAGCAATGCCCAGATCTTCACAAACTTGCTCACGAGTGAGTTCAGTTTGATCAGGGACAAGAACATTCAGAATATCCAGAATGTTATTGCCGGTTTCACCCTTACGGAGCATACCAACCATCACATCAACAGGCAGAGTAGCAACAGTCATTTTAAGAATAATAAAGTAAGTTGGACTTTTGTGAGAAGTGATGAGGTTTGATAACAGCATACTTGCCAAGATGTCAGTTGACGTTATTGAGGTGGTCTTATTGCCTCCCTCACCACCCCTTTAATATAGCACCTTTTGAGGTCTGTGCTCGTTTAGTGTGCCAGAAGAACAAGTGGCACATCTCAACCTTGGACTATGTGGGACAGATGTAAGAATCATCCAGAAGTTCTGGATAACAATCTGTTACTTCAGTAATCAACTCTTCCTCAGTATAATCTGTAAGATTTTCTACCAGAGTATCATACACAAAACGTTCCATAGTCTTCATGTCCATGCTATCCAGCAGTTGCTGAGCATAAGCATCAATCAGGTCTTCTTTGTTAATTTCAGGCATTTCAGTGAGATTCAGTAATTTCAAGATAGTTTAATGACTTGATACACCATCCAGTGTCATCAGTAATTACATTTGCAAGTTCATCTTCATCATAAACCTCCCAGACATCATCAAGAACTGATTGAGCAACTGCGACTTGTTCATCATAAGGAAGGACATCACCATCCTCATCCTCAAAATCAAACTCAATGTCAGTAACTTTATACAACATAATCAAACAGTAGCAAATGGATTGGCAAGTTGTGGAATCGTATTGAAATCCACAACTTCATAAGGAATTGTGTGATTGAGATATTCTTGAATCTCAAGGTGCATCTCAACCCGATTAAGAAACTTCTTAGATTGAGTCTTACCCATAAAGGTAAGAATCTTTAAGCACCATTCTTTAGACACATCACCAAAAGGTGTTTTGATGGGGTAGAAATCTACCACCATTGAACCGTCTTTAGATTGCAGTTTCATAGTTCAGAATTGGGTATCAAAAACAAAACCATTGACATAAACACAATCAAGATTGTCAAAGGTATTTTCCCAGTCAATCTCAATGAAAGTAGGAAGATCAATGCAATAACAATCAGTTACGAATTGTTCCGCATAGTCTGCCTTAGATGCGTATCCACTTCCGCGGAAAGCATCTTCAAACTTCTCTATATTGTCAATGCCAAACTCTTCAATGAAGATGTCTGCTGCCCTGTATGAGTAAGATTCACCAATCTCAACATAATTCACATAATGCTGAGTGAGATTATCTTCACCATACTCAGCAATGAAATCATAGATGTCATCTTGAGCATAATTTTCAGAGACAAGTTCATCAATGAACTCTACAGTGGATTCTTTGAGTTGAACTTGTGTTTCGGTCATTGGTTTCTCAACCTTCAATGCAATCATTGTAGCACCTCAACAGGGGGTTTGGGAAATGTAGTGTGCCACCTCTACAAGTGGCACAGTCTCACACTAGACTCACTCATCATACCAGTATTCATAATCTTTCACAATGTCATCAGGATGATGATACTTTTCGGTCATACGTTCAATAAAGTCTCTCACTTCACCATCATCCATCTCATCATTAAAGAAAAATGCAATATTTACACTTTTATGAGTAGGAATACGTCCTTGATTCAGAGTGTCTTGTTCTTCCATTAAAATTGTTCTTTGATTAGTTTAGAAAGTTCTTCAAAAGTATAACCTGAATCGTTCAGATTGGCAATCTCATCGTGATAGAACCATTCATCTTCATCATCCTCAGGTGAGACATCAACTCGCACCTGAGGATTCTTGAATGTCATTCCTGCCCATTCTCTTACAGAGTCTGGCAGAAACTCACTTTCACCCTCAAAATACCAATAGTCCATTCTATCTGGAGATTCTTCCTCAGAGTTTTCTGAATAACCCTTAAACTCCCATTCTTTATTTTGTTCTTGTGAATAAAGGTCACACAGAACACCAAGGCAACAATAACCATTTGCACCACGGAGTTTCTCACTGCCTTGTTCGTATTTGCCAGAAAGCAGAGCATCAACCCATTTCTGTTTAATTTCAGGATTCATTTTAGTTTTCAGTGTCGTTGATGTCATCAAACCAAGTGTCAAGTGAATTAAAGATTTCTGTAACTATACTATCAGATATAGAATCAATGTGTGGTTCTGAATTATGCTTAAAAGCACGATTGTATCCAAACCTTACACCTTCTTCTATTGCCATTTCTAATACGGCACGGAACTTAGGTTTCATTGTCATTCGTATGCAGGAAACTGACTTTCTGGTCCATACTCTTTCACATACTCAGGAAAGGCAAGAATCAGTCTAGTTTTATTTGATGGGTCTGCTTTTCGCATTGCATAAGCAAGTGCAACAACAAATGAACCACCAAATGATTCCATTCGGTTCATCATTTCATCAATTTCAATAGCAGTCATCGGCAAGTCCAAGGAAGAGTTTTCAGTTCATCATCAGTAAATTGAATACCATCATCAAGTCGTGCTTCATTCTTATACAAATACCACTGCTTGAAGTTAGTAATGTGTCCTCGCAAATCACCATCCTCATCTACAAAATATACAAGGACATCACAATACTTATTTCTGTCCCAAGTTAGAATGGTGCATTTACGAATGGGTGCTTTTTCAAATTCAATATCATCAAGTTTTTCAATAGGATAATCAGTAAAGGCATCAAGCATTTGGAGTTCCTTTGTGTATGAGAGTATTATAAGGCATCTGGTGCCTCTGTGCTCTTTTAGTGTGCCAGTGCTACAACTGGCACATCACCATTGATAATACCTGAACTCATCAGTAGTATCTGCATCAGGGTCAAAGAGAACATATTTTGCATTATATTTTTCTTGCACCAATTTCAACAGGTCGCACAAGCAAACCAATCCACCCTGATAATAGAAATCCCTCATCTCTGAAACAGTGGAAACAAGAGCACATTCTTTGTTTCCAACATAAGAAAATTCATCAATCTTTGCTGCTTCCAATGGATGTAGGTGTGCAGTAGAAAGAATAATCAGACTGTGTGTTTCCATAGTCATCAATTCACAGCAAGGACAAGATTGGCAACTCGGTTCTCAGGAACAAACTCCTGCAGTTTATCATAAATCCGTTGGAATTGACCCCCAAGGTGCATATAATAAGCAGAGAGTTGATAATTCTCTGCAAGTTGAAGAGCATTTTCTTTCTCTTCAAGTGCGGACATAATATCCAACAACTCACCAGAAGTGAAAGAAATAGAAGTCATTTAATGTCAAAGATGTCGAACAGTTCTCGTTGAGTCTGAGTGAATAGTGTATCCTCTGGGGGATACTCATACAGTTCCAATTGAAACTCTTTGTAATGATAAAGAATGTCTCGCAGAGCAAGCAGTTGTTTCTCAGTCAAAACTTCTTCAATAGTCAAAACAGTGTCAATCATAGTTTCAGTAATCACTCCCATCATTTGTACATTGCTGAATCCAATAAGAATAGCACGGAAAGTTCAATGGATGATCTTTCTGCCGTTGATACCAATTAAATGCAAGATTCAATCGGTTTTCAGGAACCTTCAAGTAAGGAATACTTGATTGAATCGGGACGTAAGTCATCGGACTTCCTCAACCATAAGACTATAATACCACATCCAG